ATATACTCCAAAGAAGAAATATAGTCCAAAGAAGAAATATAGACCAAAGAAGAAATATAGTCCAAAGAAGAAATATAGACCAAAGAAGAAATATAGTCCAAAGAAGAAAACCCCATATTATAATAGAATACTATATGATAATAAAATATCAAATAATATAGTTATAAAAAAAGGATATTGTCAAGCAAGTATTATGGATGAAAATGAACATGAAGATCCGTGTGATATTCATAAAAGTTTAAACGAATGTGAGAATGAAACGAAAGATACAAATTTTTGGAGAAGTTATCATTGTAAATGGAAAGATTAAATAAAATATTTCTATATAATATAAATGGTAACATATTTATTAATAATATTGCTGGTTTTATGTTTTACTATTAATCCTTTTATAAAAAAATATGCGTCTAAAAATGTATCATCATATGAATATATATTTATTTATCAAATATTTATTGTAGGATTTATATTTGTATATTCAATATATTTATTACAAACAAATTCATGTAAAATAAATTGTTATAAAAAAATGTCTACTAAAGAGATGTGTTGGACTATTATAGGAGTTATTACTGGTATGTTTGGTTCAATTATAATGTTAAATTTAGTTAAACGCACAGACATATCTTATTTAATTCCAAATATACAAGGAATTGTAATACTATTAGGTGCGTTAATTGGATATTTTGTATTTAAAGAATCATTTAATAAATTTAAAATAATTGGAATATTATTAATATTTTTTGGTATATTAAGTATAAATTATGGTAAATTAACATCCAGTTAACCATTGTAATTGATTATATAATTGATTTATTTTTTTAGAATTATTAGATGACTTGTCTGTTGAATTGTCTTTTGAATTGTCTTTTGAATTGTCTTTTGAATTGTCTTTTGATAATTTAATATTTTCCATAATATATTATATAATATATTATATAATATATATTATAGTTTTAAATAAACTATTTAAACATTATTTAGTATTATAATTATATATAAATAATGGAAAACAGAGCAGAAAAAATGGATCAATCAATAGAAAATAGTAATTCTATTGATTACAACACAATTATTACCGAATCATTTGATGATTTAGATATAAAAGATAATTTATTAAGAGGTATTTATGGTAATGGTTATGAAACACCTAGTGCTATTCAACAAAAAGCAATAAAACCAATTATTGATGGATGTGATATTATAGCGCAAGCACAATCTGGAACAGGTAAAACCGCAACATTTTCTATTGGTTTACTTCATAGGATTGATGAAACTAAGAAAGAAACACAGGCAATTATTTTAGCTCATACAAGAGAATTAGCATTACAAATAGAATCAGTAATTAAAAAATTATCTGATTATATGAATGTTTCTATTAATTTATCTGTAGGTGGAACAACAGTTAGAAATAATATAGATGAATTATTAAAAAAACCACAAATAGTTATAGGAACACCTGGAAGAGTATTAGATATGATCAATAAAAAGGCATTAGATACTAGGGACTTAAAAATAATGATATTAGACGAAGCAGATGAAATGTTATCAAAAATATTTTCGAATCAAATATATGATATTTTTAGATTTTTACCTAATAATATTCAAGTAGGATTATTCAGTGCTACTATGACACCAGATTTTTTCCGAATATCTAAATGTTTTATGAGGAATCCTGTAAAAATTTTAGTTAAAGATGAAGATTTAACATTAGAAGGAATTAAACAATTTTATATAAATTTAGAACATAATGAATATAAATATGAAACATTATGCGATTTATATGATTTATGTTCAGTATCTCAAACTATAATTTATTGTAATTCTCGTACTATGGTTGAAGAATTATATAGGCGATTGTGTGAAGATAATTTTTCATGTGTTTGTATGCATGGTGAATTATCACAAGATGAACGTAATAAAATTATGTCTGAATTCAGAAATGGAACATCGCGTATTTTAATTTCAACTGATTTATTATCTAGAGGAATAGACATTCAACAAGTATCATTAGTTATTAATTATGATATACCAAACAATATTGAAAGTTATATTCATAGAATTGGAAGAAGTGGGAGATATGGACGTAAGGGAACTTCTATTAATTTTTTAACGCGGTATGATATAAAAAAGATGAAAGATATAGAAGAATATTATCATACTATTATTGAGGAATTGCCTGAAAATTTTAAATTATAATTATAAGTAATTCTAGATTTAGAAAAAATATACCTAAATTTTGTAGATCTATAAAAAAAAAATATAATAATATTTCCAAAAATAAGGGAAAAAAACATTATTAAGAAATATTATTAGAAAATGTACATGTATGTTAGCTATAAAGATGGCTATTAAAGAATTAATATAATTATTTTCATTATTTTCATTTAAAACTTTAATTATTATAAATTAAATGTATTTTATAGGTTGGGATATAGGTATAAAAAACTTAGCTTATTGTATAATTGAAAAACTACCAGATAATAGCGAATCTATAAAAGAATTAGAAATAATTAATTTAATAGATTCTCCAAAAATATATAAATGTATTTGTATTAATAAAAATAAAAATAAATGTAAAGGGAAAGCAAATTATATATCTAAAACTGATGAAGAAATTACTTATTGTAATAAACACTATAAGTTACTATCAGATAAAGAAAAAAAAATAGTTAAAACTATAAAATCACCAAAAAAATGTAATAAATATAGTTTGGAAGAATTAGGATTAAGATTATTTAAACAATTAGATAATAATCCAATTTTTGCGAAATGTGAAAATATTATTATTGAAAATCAACCTGTATTACTAAATCCTACTATGAAATCTATTCAAATTATGCTTTATTCTTATTTTTTAATTACAAATAAAAATATAAAAATTATTAAATTGGTAAATGCTAGTAATAAATTAAAAGTATATAAAGGAAAAATATCAGATGAAGAAAAGGAAAACTTATCTAAAATAAAAGATAAATATAAAAGAAATAAAATGACAGCTATATTACATACTAGTTTAATGATAAATGATAAAGAAAAATTAGATTATTTTAATAGTCATAAAAAAAAAGATGATTTAGCTGACGCTTATTTAATGACGAATTATTTATTAAAATAAATTATTTTTAGTTTGCGTTATATTAAAGAAATAAGTTTATATACTAATATTAATTATGGAAGAGATTAATTTAGATTTAGAAAGTAATAGTCATAAAAATATTAGTATTGATTCTAATCTTAGATCAAGTAATAATAGTAATAATATTAATATATTCAAGGATGAAACCCCCAAAGAATCAAATATAGGTATTGATTTATTAATTAATAAAAATAAAACAGGAACATTAGAACAAACGAATACATCTGAATTTAAGCCGTCTGATCCTATATCAACAAGACCACGATCAGATAGTATTGAAAGTGGAAATAATGTAAATATAACATTAACAGATATTGGTTCTGGAAATAATACTCCACGTAACTCAATATCTAATACATCTTCATCAACCAATTCAAATAATCCTATTTCTAGTATAAGTCTTGAACCAGAGAACAAATCTGATATTGATATAAATTTAGATGATTTATTTAAAGAAGACACTTCTAAATCAACCAATATATTAGATGATATTAAATTAGATAATTCTAATTCTAATTCGAATTCTAATTCTAATTCTAATTCTAATTCTCCTATTATTTCTAAAGTTCCAGAAAAGACATATGAAGAATTACAAAAAGAAAAAGCTGAATATATTAGATTATTAGAAAGATTAGAGCATAAAGGCATTCATTCTCATACAAAATTTAATATGAATTCAGATTATAATTCTGTTAAATCAGAATTTGATAGATTGACTAGACAACGTGAGTGTGACCAAAGTGTTAAATTTCAACGAAAAATGTTAATAGCGTTAGTTACAGCTGTAGAATTTTTAAATACTAAATTTGATCCATTCGATATAAAATTAGAAGGATGGTCTGAAAATGTACATGAAAGTGTTAACGATTATGATGATGTATTTGAAGAATTACATGAAAAATATCAATCTAAATCTAAAATGGCTCCTGAATTAAAATTATTATTTATGTTAGGTGGAAGTGGCTTTATGTTCCATTTAACAAATACAATGTTTAAATCTTCATTGCCTGGGATGGGCGATATTATGAAACAAAATCCAGATCTTATGAAACAATTTGCTCAAGCAACCGCATCTTCTATGGGAAGTAGTCAACCAGGGTTTTCTAATTTTATGGGAGATATTTTAGGAGGTGGAGGTGGAGGTGGAAGACAACCATCACCACCTCCACATCCACAACAAAATATACCAAGACGTGAAATGGATGGTCCGCCTAATATTAATGATATATTAAATAATATGAAAGGAAATAAGGTAGATATAGATATGAATTCTAACTATAGTGAAAGTGATATAGAAGGTGGAAGAAATATAGTTGTAAATAAAAATAAGCGTAGTTTAAATCTTGATTTTTAATTCCAAATTGTGTTAATATTGCTTCTACATATTTATCGTCTGTTTAAGATTTTTACAAATTTAAATAGAACATTAACGATTATGTTCTTCCATCAGTAATTTAGTAAGCATTATATATGTTTGATCATTCATTTCTTTCTTTGTATCTTCGACCAAATTAAGTATTTTACAACATACTTCTTGTATTTCTTTAGTTTTTTGGTCGTGACGTAACTCTTTTAAACTCCCACAATCCTTATCTATGAAATTATGCTCATCGTTGTTTAAATGTAGTTCTTTACAATCACGACACCAATATCCAACAGGTTCGTCATCAGGGCACCGATCTAAATTTTTATAAACACACGTCTCCTCCGTATCTGAAACATATAATTTTTCGCCATCGTATCCATGAGAAATTAATCTTCTACACCCCCTACTAAGATCGCAAATAGGAATGTCATTCTTTTGCCATTCTGTTGTTTCTGAACAATAACAACGCTTGTGATTCTGTTCCCTCCAGTTGCAGCCGTGATGCTCCTCTTCATCGTCAGTGGAGGAGAAAGAAACCTGGGACAGATTTTCTTCGTGTTGATTTATGGTTTCACTCATGTCGGTATACTTTTACATTTTAATATATAAAACAATTCAATTTTGTTTTTTTTGTAATTTATAAAGTTTTACCATTTTTAAAGCTTCTTTATAATCATCTTGTGTAACTTGTTTAATAACTGGTTTTGTAACAATACAATACCTACTATTTTCATTAAATAATCCTGAAACAAGTATTATAAATATTGCGGTTATAACAAAAGAGACATATATATCTTTAGTTGCTATAAATACAACTGTAAACATAACAAATCTACGAATAATTTTATTACTTAACATTTGTTCTTGTGTTTCACTTAATTCCATAATTAAAAATCTAGAACCTAAATTTAAAATAATCATCATAATTCCTGTAAAATATTTATTATTATTTAAATCTGTTAATTTCATTAATAAATTAATATATTTTTTTTTAATTAAAATATGCTTTAAATCCTTCTATATCATCTAATTTATAATTTAAAATAATAAAATATAGTATCAATAATAATATACCAAATGTATAATTTTCTAATAAAAGAAATAATGTAATAAGTAATATAAGTATTTTACTTATATTATTATTGACTAATATAGATAAACGTATTTTATGTTTGTTGTTTATATTTGGAATAAATGTAATTAATAAAATCAAAAGCACATAAATTAAATACATCATATAATAATATTTATAAATAAATTTTATGACTAATTATTAATGGATACTTTAAAACATTTATTTTATTTTGATGAATATCCAGATTATGAATATAATCATAAAGGAGGTTCTAAAAATATAGATTCAAATTCTTCTAATTCAAATATTAATGAAAAAAAATTAAGCGCTGGAATGTTAGACTTTTGGAATGACATTTTAGAAATAGCTAAAGATAATTTAATGCGAGTTTATAATATTTTTATTGGATGGATTTTAACACCAATTATATTTGGATCATTTGCACCAGCATTACCATTCTTTTTAGTTATGGGTGTATTATATGGTATATTTAATTATTTACAAAAATTAATTATAAAATTATAATATAATGGATATTTATTATTTTTATAATGGAATTAATAATATTATTAATTTAGTATCAAAAAATGAAAAATATTTGAATTATTATGAATTAATATTAAATGACCCTTTAGTAATAATTGATTTTAAAGATTCTAAAAAGTTAAAAGGTGGTTCTGGATCAATTAGTAAAGGTTTTAATATGTTTGGGAAAAAAGGAATGAATGGTAATTCGTCAGGAATTGGTAGTAAAGTAACAGAAACATTAGGACTAAATGATAGTGGAAATAAAAAAGATAATGATTCTAATAATTCTAATAATTCTAATGATACGGAATCAACAAAAGAAAAAGTTTTAAATATATTAAAAATTTTATTTTTAATTATATATTATTTATGTCTATTTAGTATTTTACCATTAATACCTTTTATAGCAATATCTTATTATTCTTTTAAACGATTAAAAATATTTTATAATAATCAAATGTCAACTTTATAATTAAATAAATATTATTCATTTAATAATTTTCTAATATATATTTAATGAATACTTATTGTACCTTAGATGAAGCATTTGGAAATAATTTAATATCATTAGATGGAACATCTAAAAAAGTTAATTGTAATAAAAATAAAACAAAGTTTAATAAAAAATCTACTTCTGTAGAATTTAATTCTATTAAAAATAGTAAAAATAGTAAAAATAGTAAAAGCAACAATACTGAACGTTTTTCATTATATGAAGGATTTTCAAATTACAAACCAAATGAAATATTTGAATTAGACGAATCATCTAATAGAATTATACCTAAAGATTCAAATTTAATTAATATGGAACCTAGTTCTGATGTTGAACCTAGTTCTGATGTTGAACCTAGTTCTGATGTTGAACCTAGTTCTGATGTTGAACCTAGTTCTGATGTTGAAGAAAAACCTATTAAAACTATTAAAACTATTAAATATAAAAAGAAAAAAAGTCGCGAACCATCACAAATTAATGAATTAAATAATAAAATTAATTATTTAATAAATAATATTAATAATAAGAATAATAATACTAATAATGATGTATCTTTTGATTCATTAGAAAATAATATTCATGATATAATATTGTTTATATTATTTGGAATATTTGTTATAGCATTATTAGAAGCTTTATATAGATTAATAGTTAAAATTTCAATTCATAGAGTATTTAATTCTTAAGTAAAAGATTTTTTTTTTTATTCAAATCAGTTAAATAATTATTATTATAAATTAAAGATCCAGATGGTTTATAATCATTTATAGACTTTACATTAGTATTTGTATTATTTTTAAATAATGGATCAGAAGGTTTGGATAGTTCTTTTTGTTTTTCCCATGATATTAATAATAAATTTGGATGAGTATAATTTATTTTAAACCCATTTTTTGTAAGATGAACTACCAAATAATTAATACATTTATCTACATTATATAGTGGAACACCATAAATAAATTTAGGAATTATATAAAAACAAAAATTATCGTATGGCGATAGTTTAACAGCTCTTTTAATTTTATTATGACAATTTTTTAAAACATTATCATAAATTTCTTCTTTTTGTTTTTCTTTTTGCTTTTGATCAGCAAATAAATCATTAATATTTATCATTGACATTATTTAAAAATATATTATAAAAAAATATTATATAATTAACTAAAAATGATAAAAAATATTGTATTCAGTGGAGCCGGATTAAGAATATACACTTTTTTAGGTTTTATTAAAGCTTTAAATGAACTTGATTTACTTAAGAATATTAATTCTATAATAGGAACTTCTTCAGGATCTTTAATAGCAGTTCTATGTATTCTTGACTTTAGTTATAATGAAATTGAGGAAATAATATTAAAAATAAATACAACAAATCTTAAAAATATAAATAGTGACAACATTATAAATTTTTTCAAAGATTATGGAGTAGATGATTGTAAAAACTTTGAAAGAATAATAAATATTATTCTTAATATAAAAGTTAAAAATGAAAACATAACATTTAAGGAATTATATGAATTAACTCATAAAAAATTAATTATTACAGCTACGTGTGTTAATAGTATGGATCTTGAATATTTTGATTATGAAACAACACCTGATATACCTATAAAAAAAGTTTTATTAATGTCTATATCTATACCTTTAATATTCAAACCTGTAAAATTAGATAATAAATATTATGTAGATGGTGGATTAATAAGTCATTATCCTATAGATTATTTTAAAGATAATAAGGAAGAAACGTTAGGTATCCTAGTAACATCATCTTTAAATAAATGTATGGAAATTAATAATATAAAAGACTATATCTATAATATAATGTCTTGTTCATTTATCAATTTAATTAAAAATTGTTATAATAATTATAAAGAACATACTGTATTAGTTGAGAATAATACTGTTAATTTTTTAGATTTTAATATTGAATATAATACTAAAATATCACTTATAGAAGAAGGATATAAAGAAACAATTAAAATGCTAAATTTAAAAAATAAATAGATTACATGTTATTCGGGGGGGAAAGTTGGCGTGGTGGACAATGTTTCTGTGATAAATTTATCTACAGCATCTGGATCAGAAGCAGACCCTTGAAAAGTTTCTCCATTCAACACTAAAGTTGGAAAACCTTCAATACCAGCAGCAGAACATTTGGCGTCCTCTTTATCACAATCAATAGTTACTAAAGTAACTTTATCACTTTTAAAAGCATCAAATACGTTTAATTTTGCTGCTTTACAATATCCACACCATGTAGTCATGTAAAATTTTAATTCTGGTTTAGGTTCATGGGCATCAAACCCTTCGTTATTTTGTTTTACATAAACAACTACCAATATAACTAAAATTAATACTAATACACCAATTACAACATTTTCTGCATTAACAGATTTCATTAATTTTTTAACATTTAAACCTTTCATATTATAAATATAACAAATAAAAAAAAAATATAATATATTATTTTTAATTAAATTAAAAATAATATATTAAATTAAATAAATGATTATAAATAAATTAGAAAATATAGAAACTGGAATTATTGAATTATTACTAAAAAAATATAATGTTGACAAATATAATGAAAATATTAATAGTTTTAAAACTAATTTAATAAATTTAGACACTATTAAAGAAAGATGTAATATATCTGAAGATAATCTTAATAAATATTTAGAAATTGATAGTAAATTATGTACTTATGATATAGATATATTAAATTTACTTATAAAATATAATAATTTATATAAAAAATATAAAAATGAAAAACGAGTGCAACAAAAATATACTATAATAGAATCTATATATTATTATTTTGGATATGATATTCCTAAAACTAAAACTATAGATCTAGAATATTTTATTAAAAAATCTAAAAATATTAATATTAATATTAAAGATATATATTTAAAATTATTTACTTTATTTATAAAGTAGAATTTATATATTTTATAATTTTATCATTACAAAATAAACTACTTATTACTAAAATATTAAATTTTTTTTTAATATTTATTTTTAATGAATCTATATTATCTATTTTATTTGATAAATTTAAGTAATTATTATTTATTATATTTCCCATAATACCTAATATATTAGTATTTATATTAGATATATTATTATCATTAATATATATTAAATCCATTGATGTTTTTAGATATTGATTATATGTTGTAATAATATCACACCATTTATAATTAGATAAATTTATATGTTTTGTATCATAAATACCTAAATCATCAATAATAATAAAATTATGATTAGTTGCTAATTTTTTTAAAGCATTTCCATATGTTAAATTAAATTGTTTTATATTATTAGAACAAATTTTTAATATAACAATATCCTTACCTATATTATCAACAGCAGTTATTATATCTTTAATATCTGTTAGATTACAATCATAACATATTTTACTTTTCTTAAGCTGAATTAATTGTTTAATTTTTTTTAATAATGGTTTAGTATTAAAAAAATCTTTAATAATATTTTTAGAAACCAATAATTGTGCTAAATAATTATAATCAAATAATGAAATAACATTATCTATTTTGTTACTATTATTTTTATTATAAATAGTAAAAATATATTTTATATTAAGTTTATTTGATTTTAAAATAGTTAATGTCTTTAATAAATTAGTCTTATTATCTATAATATCATTAAATAATATAATATTATTAGTATCATCATAGAATCCATTAATAATATTATTTTTATTTAAAAATAATATTGGAATATTATGATTATATGATAATATTGAGGCAATATGACAACTGATATTTATTCCTAATATATTAGTATATTCTAAAAATTTAATTTTATCATAAATAAATTTAACTATATTATTAATAATATAGGGATATGATAATAAAATATTAAAATTTATAGATATATCTTCATTTTTAATATTAATAATTTTTTTATTAAATAAATCTATAATAAAATTATCCATTGTATTATATTTAAATATTGTTTTTAAATATATTAATCAATATTTTCTATATTTTCATATATATTTTCTAAATTTTCTTCTTTTATAGCAATAGTTTTTTCATTAATTGTTACAACAAATCTACCATTTGGTAATAAATCCTCAATTATAGAATTTTTATTATTATAAAGTTCATTTTTAAGATTTTTAGTAACTATTTTATCTCCAATATTTAATCTCGATTCATTGATCTCAATATTTTCAAGATCTTCTATCGTAATATCATCACATTCATCTGGACTACATTTAGTGCCATCAGGACAACAATTAGAATCATCTGGACTACATTTAGTGCCATCAGGACAACAATTAGAATCATCTGGACTACATTTAGTGCCATCAGGACAACAATTAGAATCATCTGGACTACATTTAGTGCCATCAGGACAACAATTAAAATCATCTTGACTACATTTAGTGCCATCAGGACAACAATTAGAATCATCTGGACTACATTTAGTGCTTAATCCTTTAAATAGATCATTACCATCCATATTACCCATCATGTTTTGTAAATTACCCATAATTTTTGGATCATTCATCATTTTTTGTATATCATCATTTTCCATAAGATTTTTCATAGTTTCAGGATTAAACATAGACATTAAATTCTCCATAATATATTAAATAATAATAAATAAAAAATTTATTTTAACCGCTTTGTTTATTCAATTTAAAGATAAATTATATATATTAATATATTCCCGTTATGAAAAATATCCAAATATTTCATTCATATAATTATGTAAATGGAAAATTTAGACAACATAATAAAGATATTTATGATGAAAATAATAAATTAGTATTTTCATTATTAGATATACCAAATAATAGTGATATATATACTATTAAAATTGAAAGAATTTTAAAAAAAAAATCTTTTTCACTTAAAAGAAATAATAATTCTTATTATACTAAACATAATCTTAAAATTTTTTTATTATTAAATTATTCAACTTTAAATTATTATATATCTAATAATTTTAAAATACCATATTTTAAATTAGTTTATAAACTTATTATTAATAATATTTATGTTAATCAAAATGAATATATACATAATTTAATTTGTTTTAATAAAACATTTAAAAAAAAATTTTTAACTAAAACAAATATGATTAATAATAGTTTTAATTTTTATAATTTAGGTGATTTAAAATTAGATATACTAAATAAAAAAATTATAAATAAAAAATATTTTGTACTTAAAAAATATAGTGTTAATGGTAATATTATATTTTATGATATATTTAGTACATTAATTAAAGAATTTATAGGACTAAATCTTAAAAATACTATTTTTATATGTAATAATATACAAATAAAACATCTAAAAAATTATAATATAAATATATCGACATCCATATCAGATAATTTAAAAAAAAAAGAATGGGATAATATAATTTTATTAGATCTAACTATTTCTATAACTAAATTAAAATGTAAATATTTATATGTATGTATTAATAAAATTCATAATATAAAAATAATAGAATTAATTGATATTTATCATAACTATTTTAAGGTTAATTTTAAAAAATATGTAATAAATAATAAATTAGTTTACGCTATTTTAGAATGTGTCATATTTAGAAATTATGCCTACAAATTGTTTAAATTAAATACTATAAATAATATAGAAAATATTAGTTTAAATCTAAATAAATTTGAAATTAATGATAAAAAAATTGTTAATACATTATGTAATATTTGTTTTAGTAATAATATTAATATAAAAACCGAATGTAACCATTATTTTTGTAATAATTGTATAGAAAAATTATTAAATAAAAAGAAATTGTCTTGTCCTCATTGTAGAAATGAATTAAATTTTAAAAAATTAACATACATTATGGATTCTAAAAATGATATTGTAACTGATAAAATAAATATACCAAATAAAATTAAATGTCTTATTAAAAAATCATCCAAATCAAATGTTCTAATTTTGTCTAATAATTATAAAACAATAAAATATTTAATTTCTATTTATAAATTTATGAATTTAGATACAACTAATATTTATCATATAAATGATAAATATGATTGTGATAAAAATATATTTTTTTTAGAAAATATGTCTAGTTATAATTTAATAGAATTATATAATTCTTTAATTAACAAAGGATATAACAAATCCGTATTAAATTATTTTAAATAAATACATTTTATTATAATATAAAATGGAAGAATTATATTTAAAATTAAAATCTATAAAAGAACCTTTTACACAAAGACCACATACACGAAAGGTAAGTAGATTAGAATCTAAATTGTGTAAAAATGGAGGGTTTTTAAGAAATCCCATATATAGTTTAATTGGTATTCCATTTAGTTTATTTTTTGCTTATAGAACATATTGTAGAGTTTCTGAAAAAATGGCTATGTGGTTTTTAATATTTTATATACCAAATATATTAGTCTCTTTTTATGATTTGATATATAATAAATTAGCAAGCAATAAAAAAGTAGAGAAAAAATGTTTAGATATATTGAATAATCGTGATCGAAAGAATTTCGTATGGAATATTTATATATTATTAAGCAGTATATTAGGTATTATTATAATATATTATGGTTTTATATCATTATTTATGAATATGAAATTAAAAAATTGTCCTAATAATATGTTTAGTACATTTTCAAAAAAAACAAATAATAATAATAAATAATACTAATTTTTTTTAAATAAAAATAGGGTAATATGTGATATATAATAGGAGAAAAATGCTCCAATAAATATAATTAACCATAATGGAAATAAAGTTTTTTTAGAACCCGTTCCAAATTGTTTTAATGTTCCTTCTGTATTATAAATATGTTTAGGTTTAAGAACTATTACAATACCCATAAAAATTAAATAAAATATAATTGATAATTGAATTCTATTTTCCATATTAATATAAGACAATTTTTTATTTATAGTTTAAATTTTATTTTTAATTATAATTTAAATCTATAAAATTTATAGTTACGTAAGTTAATAAACCAAGACATAGACTTAGAATGACTATTGTAATTAATTTAGGTCTTCCATTTTCATAATATGATATTGGTAAATATTTTTTACCTAAAAAGGTAACTATAATAAACCATATAAAAAAAACAATAAATTCTAAAAAAATTTTATTCCAAGATGTTTTTTTCATATTATAATAATAGTTAAATATTTTTTTTATTTTTATTTCATTATATTAATGAATTTATCTATAATAGTATTTATATTTATTTTAGTTATTTTATACAATATACAAGGTAATATATTTAAACAAATTACATATGTTAACGAATATATTATAGGTATTACTAATAATAGTAATATTAAAAAATTTATGGAATTACTTTTAAATATATTAGATTTAAAATTAAAAATTAAAATTTATGATACTAATAAAGAAATGTTAAATGATTTAAATAATCATAAAATTAATTTTGCTATAACTAATGAGAATAATCTATTAGAAAGTTCATTAGGTTTAAATAATTATTCTGATTTTAAATTAGAAAATATAAATTTTATAACAGGACTGTTTTATAATTATCAATATTTATTAACAGATATATTCTATAAAGATACAAAAAAAACATTTAAAATACAAAATATACATGATCTTAAACATTTTTATAAAGTTTATAATAGACATTTTGTAATAGGAACTGAAGAGAAAAATACTGATTCATTTACAGGATTACTAGTGTTACTATATATGTATGGATTTAATCCAGTAGATATAAATAAAAAAAAAAAAAATGAAAAGTATAGTTACAATACTATTTTTTACTCATCATTATCTATTGATAAATTAATAACAAATTTTACAAATAATTTATTAGATGGTGTTTTTTTAATAAATATCTATAATTATAGTAAAATTAGACAAGTTATTAATATAAAAGATGTTTTATTTTTAAATATTACATTCAAAAAAACTATATTTAATGATATTTATTCTAATTTTTATTATAATAAAACAATGTCTATAAGTAATTATAATGAAGATTTAGATTCATCTTATACATTTAAAACTAAAACAAACCGTATAGTATTGGTTACACATAATAATGAGGATGAAAAAGTAGTTGAAAAATTAATGAAAACATATTATATTAAAAATAACTATTTAATTAATAAATTATTTGGAAATACAAACATATCTAAAGATCATAATACATTTGAACCTTTAGATATGATATATGTTAATAAATACATTAATATACATAAAGGTTCGTATAATTATATGAAAGAATTAGGTTTCATTCTAAATGAAGGAACACGAAAACAATTAAGTTTGAATAATAATGAAAAATTTAATCATTATTGGAAATATAATAAAATAGGATTAGATGAATTTAATTTAAATTAAATTTAAATTAAATTTCGAATATATATATATAAATTAAATTTCGAATATATATATAAAATGAATGTTAAGTTAGATATGAATACATTAAATTGTGTTTTACTGGTTGTTGTATTATCTTTAGTTATAATGTGTTGTATGAAATCCAACAATGAGAATTTTGAGTCCCAAGAAGAACAAAAATATCGACGCTTTCTACAAGAAAGCTTTAAAAAATGCGAAACAGAAAGGGGCCTCTACAACCCTAAACCAACACCAACACAAAACTATCGAAGCGAACTTGAAACAAGATGCCAGTGCTGCCGCCTCCTCGGCTTAAAAAAATGCGAAGGTGTTGGTACAGAATGTAGCCTCCACAACCCTAAACCAACACCAACACCATACTATGAAGATACTCCCATGACATACAGGGTTGTGAATAAAACGGAACGGTACCCTAAACCAACACCAACACCATACTATGAAGATACTCCCATGACATACAGGGTTGTGAATAAAACGGAACGGTACCCTAAACCAACACCAACAGAACATCCAAAGTGTGATTATTATTGTAGTAATCCTATTAATGGATTTGAGAAAGGAAGCGATGAAGCTAAAGCAGCAAGATGTGTAAAACAAAGTCGTGACAATCAATGTGGAAAGTGTAATTTTTGTGTTGAGATGAAGAAAGATCGGTGATTGAAATAAACATATTAAACAATAAAATATATTTTTAGTTAAAAATTAAAAACTTAAGTAGATCATAGGGACCACCCCGCCCACCGCCGCCTCCAATAGTCGGCAACGGGAGTTGTAGCCGGAACGCCACCGTCTATTGGAGGCGGCGGTGGATGCTGGGTTGGGGACTTTAATGTAGCAGACCCAACCACATCATCAAGTACAGAAGCAGATATAAAAAATAATATATAATAGTAATAGTAATGGTAAAGTGTTTGATCCGGATCTTGAAGATTGTATAGATTATTGTTCTAATCTATAAATCAATATTAAAATAAATAATTTATTATTTAAAGATTTAAAATAAATAAACTCTAATAATGAAACATCATTTAATAAAAGCGTTGACTAAAAAACAAAAATTTTTTTCTAAACAACCAGAAAGTAGTGATGATTCTGATGGTTCTTTAAGTTCAGATGATGAAGAAGAAGTTTCTAAAGATATTATATATAAATGGTATAATAATAGATATTACGCTATAAAATATTTAGGAAAAGGTACTTTTTGTAGAACTTGGTTAATGTACGATATACAACTTAATATGTTTGTTGCTATGAAAATGTATTATTCAAAATATAAAGAAGAATCTCTACATGAAATAAAAATAAATAAATTATTAAATACATCTGAATATATTGTAAATAAATTAGATGATTTTATAACAAATAACTGTCAATGTCTAATATATGAATTAATGGGTATAACATTATTAGATGTATTAGATTATTACGAAGATAATATTCCATTAAATATAGTAAAAAAAATATGTATTCAAATTTTTAAAGGGATAGATGAATTACATAAAAAAAATATAATACATTGTGATTTAAAAGTAGAAAATATTATGATAAAACAACATGATGTTCATATTAAAAATATATTAGAAACATTAAAGTCACTAAACTTAGAAAAATTATTTGAAGAATTAATTATAACTAATTTACCTAAAGATTATAAAGAATATAATAAAACAAAAAAAAAAAATGTTAAACGTAAAATAAAATTACAATGTCTAAAACTTTTAGGTGATTCTATAAAAAATAAAGTTGAATTAATTGAAAATAGTAATAAAGAATTTAAATTTAACGAATCATCTATTGAATGTAAAATTATAGATTTAGGAAATAGTGAAATATTAGGGAAAAACAATGAAGATGAGATAATGTTAAGAAGTTATAGACCACCTGAAAATATAATGAATAGTTTTTATAATGAAAAATCGGATATTTGGGGAATGGGATGTATTATGTTTGAATTATTAACTGGTGATTATTTATTTGAGATAGATAGAGATTTAAATGATAATGAAAAAGATAGACAACATTTACATCAAATGTTTGAAACATTAGGAAAAATTCCAAAGGATTATGTATTAGATTGTGAATTTAGAGACCATTTATTTGATAATCAAGGGAGAATTATAAATAATAAACATTGTAATTATAAAAATTTAGAAGAAATATTTATAAATGATTATAACTATAATGAAAATGATTCTAAAAATATATCTAATTTTTTAACAAAATTATTAGATTATAATATTAAAACACGTTATAGCGCTGAAAAATCTTATAATGATCTATGGTTAAATGAATAAAATATTAATTAATATAATTAATTTAATTAATTTATAATAAGGTTAAAATTTAAAAAAAAAAACTTTTAAAAATTTATAAAATGACGACAACTGAATCTACAAATAAAAAAATATCTATGCCATCTGCCGATACATTATCACAAGCTGCTAAACTATCAATTAAAATTTCTAAACCTATTTGTTTCTATTTTTATATAGACTCATGTAAAAATAATGCTTCAATAGTTACTGCTGAAGGAGAAAAAATTATTTATAAAAATAATGAAGAACATACTTCGCCAATTAAAAATACATATAAAGTCGGAGATGAATATTTAGTTGTAACTGAAAATACTATTTATGTTATTTCTTGTAGTACACGTGTAGGAAAATAAATTTTTTTTATATTTATGACTTCATTATCTAATTTATATTTTTAAATACTATTATTAATAGTTTATTATTATGATAATTATCACAATTTGTTTATCATAATTATTATACTATAGAATTTATAAAATTAAATAAAAATAACCTATTTAAACTATTATTAATAGTTTATTATTTATATTATTACTTAAAACTAATTAAATCTCAAAGTGTTTTTTCATAAATTCTTTTTTTTGACTACTTTTAAAAAACCAACCTTTAATAGACGGAATCCACCACCCACCTTCAAAATATTCTAATCCTTTAGAATATTTATAATTATTATCAGCTTTAAGAATCCAACCTTTACCATATTTGTTAAATTTAGGAACAACCCTATCTTCATTAGTCATGAATTCATTGTCATCATATACATACTCAAAACTATCATTTGTAATACTTGAACTTAATTCAGTGCTATTATAAAGAATATTTTCTTGTTCTTCTTCTGTTTTAATATATTTAGCGCCCATGTTAATTAATTCATCAAAATAGTATGATTTAAAAAACCATCCTTTTTGCCCTTTATTCCAAAATCCATCCATAAAATATTTATCACCATAAAGAGTATCTTTCTTAGTAGTTTTAAGAATGTATCCTTTTCCATATTCTTCTAAACTCATTTTAGATAAATCTGTACCATAAGACCCATGTTTCATATTAGAAAGATTTACATCTGTATATTCTACATCTGATTCCATAGTATCATCATCAGTAGAAAGAACAACATCATGATCAATAAGCCATTGATAATGTTCATCTTTAAAAAACCATCCATTTTGTTTAGGCATCCACCAACCTTCATGAAAATACTTTTCTCCGAAATATTCATCATCTTGTAATGGTTCTAAAAGCCACCCTTTACCATAAGACCAAAGAGTCATATTAGAAAGATTAACTTCTTTAGATTCTACATCTGATTCCATAGTATCATCATCAGTAGAAAGAACAACATCATGATCAATAAGCCATTGATAATGTTCATCTTTAAAAAACCATCCATTTTGAGATTCTACCCACCAACCTTCATGAAAATACTTTTCTCCGAAATATTCATCATCTTGTAATGGTTCTAAAAGCCACCCTTTACCATAAGACCAAAGAGTCATATTAGAAAGATCAACTTCGGTGGAATCTACCTCTGGTTCCATAGTATCATCATCATCAGTAGAAAGAACCACACCATGATCAATAAGCCATTGATAATGTTCGTCTTTAAAAAACCATCCATTTTGCGATTCAACCCACCAACCTTCATGAAAATATTTTTTTCCATAATAATCACTATCTTCATTTGGTTCTAAAAGCCATCCTTTACCATAAGACCAAAGAGTCATATTAGTAAGATCCATTTCTGGATCATAATTTTCATCAATATTATCAAGATGTTCATCATCCATATTATCAACTGGTTCATCATCCATATTATCAAGATGTTCATCATCTATATTATCAACTGGTTCATCATCCATATTATCAACTGGATCATAAATTTTCATACAATAAGATTTATAAATATAAATAGTACTACTTTCATCACAAATACTCTTAGCATATATTTGTGCTTTTTTTTTTGAATCAAAGTATGAATTATAAATAATTCCATTACTTTTAAGTTCTTGTAGCATATAATTTGTTGTTTTAGAATACGTATCTAAAAATTGTTTCATGTGTTCAAAAATATTCGGTCTAGTCATCATAGTGTTCATTGTTGTTAGTTATATTAACAACAATAAACTTTAAATATAAATCAATTTTATAAAAAAAAATTAAACTTAAATAAAATGTATAATAGTCTAGTCTAGTTTATTAATCATTCTATTTACTAAATATAAAATAATTATTATACTTCCAACATAATATAGATAGTATTTATGAGACCCATTTTGATATTTTATAGCTCTATTTATATAAAATTTACCTAAATCATTTAATGCAATTGCTAATAAAATTATTAAAATATAATTAATATATGTACACCATTTCTTAAATGAACTTTCTTTAGTATTTTTATCTAATGTATATAAATTATTTTCCATTTGATTATCCACATTATTGTTATTCATTTGTATATTATTCATTTGACTATTATCCATTATTCTTTCATTAATTAATTGATTCTGTAATTGTTTAAATGCTATTTGTTCATTAGAATGATTCATTTGTCCATGGGAATTATTCATTTGGCCATGGGAATTATTCATTTGGCCATGGGAATTATTCATTTGACCATGGGAATTATTCATTTGTCCATGGGAATTATTCATTTGTCCTTGTGAATGATTCATATCTATATTATTATCATTTATTTTATTTATTTTTATATCATCTATATTTATTACTGGTTTAGTATTATTATTTTGTGCTTTTTCAAAAATAATCGGACTATTATTTGTTTTTGAATTATCAGAATTAAACGTTCTGTTAAATGTTTGTTCTTGTGATCCACTTAAAAGAGGTGAATTATTTATAATAGAAAAATAATTATCATCATATTCGGATTCATCATTTAATAATTTCATATAAATTATATTAGAAATTAATTATGCCATAATTTTGTTTTAAATTATGTTTTTTACAAAACTTATTTATACTATGATTATTGGTACATTGTATTTTTCCATAATTTTTTTTCCAAATATAAGCGTGACATTTAGATTCATCTAATTCTTTTATAATTGGTTTATTAATTTTTCTTTCTAGTATATTTTTTTCAAAAGTTTCATAATCTATTGATAAATTATTTATAGAATGAAAATCTTTTAGAAGTTTTTTTTTATAATTTATCAATAGATTATCTAATTTATTTAATGTATAAATAGAAATGTAAAAATCCATCTTTAATTTAATTTATTTAAAATAAATTAATTTTTAAAATAAATCAATTTTAATATTATATATATTTAATGATAAATAGAAAATCTAATAGAATTAATAGAAAATCTAAAAAAATTAATAGAAAATATAAAAGAATTAATAGAAAATCTAAAAAAATTAATAGAAAATCTAAAAAAAATAATAGAAAATCTAAAAAAATTAATAAAAAATTTAAAGGTGGAAGTGCTCAAGATCCCACTCAAACTGCTATTAATATTAGTAAAATAGTTAGCAACTCTATCATCTCTTATAAAAAAAATTCAACCTGTAATTTAAAAAATAAAAAAAATACAATTCCTTTCAAATCAAGAACTGAATTTACGTCTAAAAATTCTAAAAATTCTAAAAATTCTAAAAATTCTAAAAATTCTAAAAATTCTAAAAATTCTAAAAATGTAACTCAATTTTTAAACGATAATGAAGACATTAAATTACAAATAAACAAAATTCCACAAAATCTAACTTTTGAAGAAATATGTAATGATAAAGAATATATAAAATTAAAAGAACTAATATCAAATAAAAGTTTGTTGAAAACTGGGATGTCTTTTGGTGGATGGGTTGGTAAAAAAATATTTGGTAAAGAATTTGTAGGTGAGTTAAGGAAAAAACATATAGATTGTATTCCATTTAATTTAAAGACAGATAATGAACAAAAATATTCTATAGAAAAAATATTAAAAGAATTAAATACTGAAAATATCAATGTAGGCAAAAAAAATTTATTAAATGAAAGATTAATATATATTAAAAAAAATTATAAAAAAACAAAAAAAAAAAAAAAAAAACTAATTAGAGTTACTATAAATAATTTTGTAGATACACAAAGTGTAGGATTTAAAAAGGGTATAGATATAAATTTAACTCCTGATAACTACACGTTTATTTTCCAAAACGGAACAAACCAAGAACCAGAAACAGAACCAGAAACAGCAGCAGAACCAGAAACAGCAGCAGAACCAGAAATAGAAGAACCAGAAACAGCAGCAGAACCAGAAATAGAAGAACCAGAAACAGCAGCAGAACCAGAAGCAGCAGAACCAGAAATAGAAGAACCAGAAACAGCAGCAGAACCAGAAATAGAAGAACCAGAAACAGCAGCAGAACCAGAAGCAGCAAAACCAGAAACAGCACCAGAACTAGCACCAGAAGCAGCCAAACCAGAAACAGCACCAGAAACAGAAACAGAACCAGAACTAGCACCAGAAACAGAACCAGAACTAGCACCAGAAACAGCAGCACCAGAAACAGCACCACCAGAAGTCGGAGAAGAATCAATAGTATAAGTCGCAGATATATAAAACAAACAATTAATTAATCACAATAATAATAACTAGTAGCACTACATGATGTTTCTTTCTACTGATATTTCTTATTATGCTTATTAGACATAATAATCAGATCCAACATATTTTTTTAGTAAAATGAAATGTAATAGCAGAACTTTAAGAAAATATAAATTGACCGATTAATAGAATAATTATAATAAAAATAATTTAAATTTAGAAAAACACAATATAAAGATAAATTATAATAAATATAGTAATATATATTTTATTTTTAAAAATAAATAAATTTTAATATTATGTCTAATTTTTTATCTTTTATGTGTGGATCTATATTTGGTGCATATGTTGCTCAAAATTATGATATAATAAATATAAAGGACTCAACAAAAATAATGAATGATTATTTAAAAAAAATAGAAAAACATAATAAAGACAATAAAGATTAAATTTAATCTTCTATGAGTTCCATTAATTTCATTTTAACTAATAATTCATCTTGAATATATTTAAATAAACATACATCATCTCTAACTGAATTTATAAATAATCCATTTCTATAAGTAATAATACCATTTTTATATTGGATTAATGATACTAATGGTGAAACTTTTAGATCGTAAAAACATTTTTTTGATAAAAATCTAAATTTATCACCCTTTTTAAAATTTATTATAGATGTTATATATTCATAATTTTCTAATATTTTTAAACTTTCTTTAAGATTATTTTTATTAACATTATAATTTAAAAATTTATTATAAAATGTATTTATTATTTTATTTCGTTGATCACATATTATATTTAAAGGTTGAATAATTGTATTATCTATTGATTCTAATATTTTATTAATTTCATTTTCATAATTCATATTATAATTTATATATTTAAAGTATATTTTTATATATAAATATAAATTATGGATAATCCTAATTTTGAACTTATTAAAGAAATATTTAATATTATTGAAAAACCAATTAATAATGATAATGATCTACTAAATATAACACTTAATCAAAAATATTTAAGATTAGATAAATTTAAAGAAAAAATAAGTGATATGATTCCTAAATTAAAAAAAAAATTTAAATCACATAATTTAACTTGTTTACATAATAACTCTTTAGATAAGCAAAAATTTCCAACTATTAATATGATACGACAAATATTAAAATGTAATAATTATAAATTAGAACCATATGTTGTATGTAATGGTTATGAAAAAAATACAAATAATAAAATATGGGAGAGATATTTTTTAATTAAAAAAATAGAATCATAATTTTGGAATTTTTTTATTTAAAGTATCAATGTATGTCATTAAATCTTCTTGTTTTTTAACCATATTTTTCAATTGATTATCTGGTATTAATGGTTTAGAAATATATGATAAATAAGAAAATTTTTTCTTTAAATTCAAGTAATGATTCATAACATCCTTATAAGAATTATAAATTACTTTAAGTTCATGATGTTTTCTAAGATAATTTAGTAATAACTTAAGTTCTCTTATACCATTATCTGCTTTAGTATTAAAATTTTTATTATTTTGTTTAATTAAAATTAAATATTTATTTTTAAAATCTTTATGACAATTAATTAAATTATTTTGAGATTTTTTTGTATCCATATATAACTTAACTATATGATCCATTATAATATTTATAGAAATTAATGTGCGTATATCAATAATTTTAATTTTATATATATGAATTAAACATGGATGAGGGTAATTTAGCAATTTTAGTAGATGCGAAAACTGAATATACAAAACAATTAGTAAATATAATTAGTCCTAATATTTTTAAAGGAATAAAATCAATTTATAATAATGCTAAAAATAATAGTTTAAATAATGATACATTAGTTCAATTTCAAAATGATTTAAGTCAAATTCCAAAATGGAATCAAGAAGTTATAAATGAACATTATAATTCATTAGTTCATATTTCTAATTGTGATTGGTTAGAGGATTTATTAACTGCTGTCTTTGTAAGTCACACACGTATATTAACATCTATAAATTTCAGTAAAAATAAAAATAAAATTAATTTAAAAATACCAAAAGTTGATCATTTTATACATTTATGTTATATTGAAGTAGCTAGAATTTTTTGGAAAAATCCATATTTATTTGATGATACAATTTCTAAATTTGAATATCAACGAAATAGAAGAGATGGTGAAACAATAATAGATAATACTATAAATGAAACTATAAGAAAACAATTACCTGTTAAACATATTTTAAAAGAATATTTAGGAAATGAATTTAAAGAAGCTAATACAGATTTTACTGTTAATGAAAATAACATTGAACATGAAAATTTAAGAAAAATGGTAAAAGCCGAAATTGAAAATTGTTCTAAAGAAAAATTAGAAAAATTAAATATTAATTCTTTAGATTTAGATTTAAAATCTAAAGAAGATGTTAATATTAATGAAAATAGAATTAAACATTTTGAATCTTTAGAAAAAAACAATATTGATATGTCAAATCCTGAAACTAAATTAGATAATTCTGAAACTAAATTAGATAATTCTGAAACTAAATTAGATAATTCTGAAACTAAATTAGATAATTCTGAAACTAAATTAGATAATTCTGAAACTAAATTAGATAATTCTGAAACTAAATTAGATAATTCTGAAAAATCTACAGAATTGACAAATAAACTTAAACAATCAGATAATGAAATAAGCAAATTAGATCCAGTAAAAATAGATGAATTAAATAATACTTTAAGTGATGTAGAATTAGATATTGAAAATACTATTAATAATGAAATTGATAATTTAAAAATAGAAACATTAAATTTAAATATAGATGATGATTTATCTAATTTAGATGAAATTTATATTGATACACCAGATAATAAATTAGAAAATTTAAATGATACTAAATTAGAAAATTTAAATGATACTAAATTAGAAAATTTAAATGATACTAAATTAGAAAATTTAAATGATACTAAATTAGAAAATTTAAATGATACTAAATTAGAAAATTTAAATGATATTGATAATAAAATTAAAACAGTTTATATAGAAACTTCTGATAAATCTAAAAAAAAAAATACTTTTAATGATACAGATATAGAACTAAATTATGATGATGAAAATAATTACAAAGATAAAAAATATTCAAAACAAGATTTTAATTTTTTTAATTAGTAAGTATAAATTTATAAATAATTTTATTAAAAAATGTTATACATGATTAGTAAATATTACAATATTATTATTGAAAATAAATATTTATTATCTAGTGTTGTAGCATTAATATGTACATTATTCTATTATTTAGAAAATAATAGAACTAAAAAAAAATATGATAATACTTCTTATTTAAAATTAGTATTATTTATATCAATCTCAATATTATTTGTTTTATATATTAAAGATACAAAAATAACTATTCCAGAAAGTAATGTTAAAATAGGTGATCCTGATTTTTAAAAATATATTTTATTAATATATGATTATTAATAAAGATATTGTATATATAGTATGTTTCATATTAATTTTAATTAATTGTATACTTTATAATAAACAAAATAAACCTATATATATTAATAATCCTATATTTAAACTAATATTTTTATTATGTATAATGATATTATCATATTTAAATATTTATATTGCTACATTTTTAGGTATAACATTTTTAACTATTTATCAATAATTGTATATATATTCATTTTTAATATCCTCTTTTTCTATAAGAAATTCTTTAAATATTAATTTATTTATTTGGTTTTTAGGAACAGCAGATTTAACATTTTTAGCAATAATTCTATATAAATTAAAATCATCATCAAGATTCATTAAAAAATTACCATACTTATCCATACACCATAATTTTAGTAATCTATATATATTACTATCTTCATCAAAATGTTCTATAATAGTTGTTGCTAATCTAGATAAATCAAAACTTTTATTTGGTTTTATTTTACAGTTTTTTAAATTATTCATATAAGGATAATTATATTGTCCTTCAGCGTCTCCATTTTTTTTAAATACATCACTAAAAAATACTTTATTTTTATAATTAAATGTGGCTCTTCCAAAATCTATTATTTTAGATATTTTTCCAAATGTAGGTATTTTAAAACAATTTCCTTTAAAATTAAAATATAAAAATTCTAATTCTGTTTTTTTAAACATTATATTACTAGAATGTAAATCATTATGAACAAAATCATATTGTTTTTGCGCTACAGATAAACCAAAACATATTTGAAATAATATAGATTTCCATTCAACATCAGTTATATTATTTTCAGTATCTTCAATATAATTATCTAATGTATATTCTAATTTTTCTATACAATTTATTTGAACAGGATAGTTTTCAATACAACAATAATTTATTTCATATATATCACTACTTGATAATGATATATTTGATTCTGAATTAATTGAAAGTGTGTCGTAATTAGATATATTAATTTCATCTTCATCTAATGTTTCATCTTCATGTAATGTTTCATCTACATCTAATGTTTCATCTACATCTAATGTTTCATCTAATGTTTCATCTAATGTTTCATCTTCATCTAATGTTTCATGTAATGTTTCATCTAATATTTCATCTAATGTTTCATCTAATGTTTCATCTAATGATTCGTTATTTTCATCTAATGATTCGTTATTTTCATCTAATGATTCGTTATTTTCATCTAATGATTCGTTATTTTCATCTAATGATTCGTTATTTTCATCTAATGATTCATTATTTAATATATCATCAATATTTTGACAAATATGATTAATATTTGTTTTTTTAAATGAATTATTATCAAATTTGTCTAAATCAACATTATGTATTTTAAATTTATTATTAACATTTTGTCTAAACCAAGATGTATTTTTGATGGAATTATAATCTTCAGAAATATCATGTTTAAATTCATCAGCAATACCAGTAAATGTTCCATAAAATAATGGAAATGTTGGACATTTACCTTGTTCTGTTAATATACTTCCTAAATATGAAAAAAAAGAATCAATATATGCACTATTATTATAATTATTAATTTTTTTACTTGTTAATGATGAAAATATATTTGGTAATATAGAATTATCTAATTTATATTCATCCATCATAGTTTGAGAAATATTTAACAGTGGTAAAATTTTAATAAAAACATCTTTTTCAAATGTTTCATTATTATTTTGATTTAATATTGAGGCTTTAAAAAAATACTTTATATAACTATCTAAATTTTTTTGTTTAATTGGTTCATGTAATTCTTTTACTATAAAATTAGAATTTAATACAAAATTTGTATTAGAACTATTATAGAATTCAAAAAATAATGACATTATAGGAAAATATGTTTGAATATTTGTTATATTTAGATTTTTTTTAAAGTCATATTTAAGATTTTCTAATAAATCATTATTAATTTTTATACATTTAGTATTCATTATTAAAATTAATAATTTAATTTAAATCTTAATCTTTAAATAAATTTGCGTATATTTATATCTAAAAAAAGATAATTCATTAGTAATGAATCTAGCATTAAAAAAATTTAATTTAAATGATATCTCATCTGATAAAGTATGTGTCTTTATAGGAAAACGTGAAACTGGTAAAAGTTTTTTAGTAAAAGATTTATTATATTATCATAAAGAAGTTCCTATAGGAACAGTTATTTCAGGGACAGAATCTGCTAATTCATTTTATGGTAATATAGTACCTAATTTATTTATACATGATGCGTATACACCTGAAATTATAAATAATACATTAAAAAGACAAAAAATGGTAATTAAAAAAATAAATAAAGAAAATGCTAATTATGGAAAATCTAACATTGATCCAAGAGCTTTTCTTATATTAGATGATTGTCTTTATGATCAAACATGGATTAGAGATCCAAATATTAGAAGTTTATTTATGAATGGTCGTCATTATAAAATTTTATTTATTATTACTATGCAATATGCTTTGGGTATCCCACCAAGTTTAAGAACTAATATAGATTATGTTTTTATTCTTAGAGAAAACTATGTTTCAAATAGAAAAAGATTATATGAACATTATGCTGGTATGTTTCCAACATTCGAAATTTTTTGTCAAGTTATGGATCAATGTACCGAAGATTATAATTGTTTAGTAATTAATAATAATGCTAAAAGTAATAAATTAGAAGATCAAGTATTTTGGTATAAAGCTGATTCTCACTCAGATTTTAAAATTGGAGCACAAGAATTCTGGGAACTCCATAATTCAAAATTTAATGATAATTATGATTCAGAAGAAGAACAAAATGATTTTGTTGCTCCAAAAAAACGTGGTCCAACTATAAATGTAAAGAAAAACAATTATTAATTATAATGGATAAAGTAGTACAACATGGAATCCTAAAAATAATACGTAATATAATATTATAATGAAGTATATTTATATTAGTGATAAAACAAAAGATAATTTTAATTAAATAGAATTACCATCAACTAATATTCGTCAATCTTTTAAAAATATTAAAAAATCTAAGAATAAATGGGGAATGTTTTTATTTGATAAAGATAAAATTATTGGTGTATGTGAAGTTATGGAAGAAGAAGAAAATGGTATAACATTTTTACTTATAGTATTTACATTTATTGAGAAAGAATACAGAGGAAAAAACCTATGTTACGAAATAGTAAAAAGAACAATATTAAAAAATGAAGAAAAGAGACAGGGAAGTATATTAATTAAAGTTGTTATTGCTGGCGGTGAATCTATTTTAAAATGTTTAATAAAAGTGTTTAAAGAACTTAATTATAGAATTCAAAAATATAAATCGGATACAACCGAAAATATAAAACAATTAAAATTTATAACAAGTGACGAAGCATTTAAAATAGAGAAAAAAAATTTAAAGACTGATAGTTGGCAAACTTTATTTTTTGTCCGTAAAAAATAAATATCTTGGTCATATCTATAAAATTAAATCAAATTAAAATAATAGATTATAATATAATGGTTAAAGTTTGGGGTTCGTATAAAGATGGTTCTGATATTTATAAAAATAAAAAAGGGTTTTACATTATAACATGGAATCCTAAAACTGATACGGAGACTGCAAAATATTTAAAAAGTTTAAAAAAATATGTTATTGGTAAACCAATATCTCATCATAGAAAATCAACTAAAAAAAGAAAGACTAAAAAAAAGAAAGTAAAAAAGACTAAAAATAAAAAATAAATGACTTTAACTTTTATTTTTAAATTGAATTAAATCATACCAAAATATAATATAAATCAAAATTATCTATTTTAGCACCATGGTTATAACGTCCAGCATAACACCAATAGTTATATAAATTTTTATTACTTTTTATACCATTTTTACCTTTATAGTAATCATAATTATCATAATTATTTATCATAAAATTTATTAATGTTTCATATGTAAAACATATACTATTTAATCCTAAATATTTCATAGATCTTAATAATAATTTAGGTGCTTCTTGGATATTTAAAATATCTATATTTGTATTTTTTAATTTATCAGTAATAGATATTTTCTGTTTTTTATGAGGCATTAATTATTATATTTAAAATAAAAACTATAACAAAACGATGACTAAATCAAATTAGTATTATTTCTAGCATCTGTGGCATCGAACATATAACTAAATTGTTCTTCTAAATTATTAGATTCTAATTGGTCATATACATTTCTAGGAACAAATCTATATTCTACTTTTGTTTTAATTTCTTTAGATTTAAAATACAATTCTAAATATCCTGAAATAAGAAATATTATTCCTAACAATAATATAAATAATACTATTATCTTCATATAATATTTATTACATTTAAAAATTACAATTTATTAAATTTAAAATAAAGAATAATTTTTAGTTATATTATTTTGTTTAAATATACTTTCATCTAATTGACCATATTTAAATTGTTCATCTATAGTTAATGGTAATAAGACATATTTAATTTCTTTTTCTATTTTTTCATTATAATATTTATTATATGAATAATTATAAGTTATCCATATAATTATAAAAAAAAAAAGTAAAATTAATAATGATTTCATATAATTATTAAATAGTTTTTATTTTTGGTTCATCTGTTGAATCACTAGATTCAGTAGCAGCACTAGCATCAGTACTAGCATCAGCACTAGCATCAGCACTAGTATCAGTACTAGCATCATCACTAGCATCAGCACTAGTATCAGTACTAGCATCAGTACTAGCATCAGCACTAGCATCAGTACTAGCATCAGTAGCTGGAGCACTCTTAAATTTACTATTCATCCATGGATCTGGTTCATCTAATTTATCTTCAATTGTTTTTTCTTCATGTTCTTTAAGTTTTTTAGCAGCGTCCTTAAGTTTTTCTCGTTTTTGTTCTTCATAAAAAATATCTCTATTAATTTCATTCTTTTTATATTCACCCATTAGATTATTAAGTTCAGATTCTAAATATTCTTCTTCTTGAACTTGATCGGCATTAGGATCCCAAGGCAACCAATAACCTACTTGACCTACAAATACATGAAATGATCTATCAGTTCTTTGTAATTCTTTAGCGCGTTTTTCGGCTTGTCCATAACTATCATATACACCTCGCACTTTTACACCTCTAACACTTGTTTTTTTATCTGAAACTTTATCAAAAGCAGCATTAAGTTCATCATTAAATTTATATTTAAAATCATCATAATTACTTTTGAATTCGTCATAAGTATATTTTAATTCTAGTTTAAGTTTATCAATCATATCCTTTTGAATATTATTTTTTACTTCATCAGAACATTTTTTAATGATTTCAGATAAGTTAGTTTCTAATTCTCCACATCGTTGGTTCATATATTTATTAAATAAAAATAATTCTTTTTGCTTTATCATTTCATCAGGCGATACAAATGAAATACAAGTATAATTTTGTCCAGGAATAGGGTTATCAACTTCTAAATAATCTGTTTTTTCCATTTTATTTATAAAAATAATTTAATTAATAAACTTTAAATAGTTTAATTAATAAAATATATTTATATATTAATGAATATAAGAGAAATTTTAAGAAGATTAATAAAATATTTAATATTAGTATTAATAGTTGCCTTTTCATGTTTTACATTAATTAAAACAAAATTAAGTCATTTTGAGATAATGTTAATTTCACTTACAGCAGGTATGGTTTATAATATTCTAGATATAGTATCACCTTCGATAGATTTAAAAATAGATAAAAATTGTGGAATTTAAATATCAAATAAATCATCTATATTTTCTTCATTAATTTGAGAATTTTGTTCTTCTTTTTCTTTTTCTATTTTTCCTTTTTCTTTTTCTATTTTTCCTTTTTTTTTATTTTTTTTAACAAAAAATATTTTTTTTCGCGTATCTCTATGAATAAATGGTCTTAAAATTGAATAAATAGTTTTAACCATAATATTAGCGTTTTTTATATTAATTATATTTAAATTATCAGGATATTTTTCTTCACAAACATGTATCATTAATTTAATAAAATCATAATCTATTTCTTTTAATTTATAATCTTTTAAATCAATAAATACATTAATTGTATCTAAATTTAATTTTTTTTTTCTAATTAATAATATATTATCAATTACATTAAATATATATTTAATAAATTCTTCGTAATTTTTTTGTTTTCTAAAAAATTTTATGTTTAAAAATAAACATAAATTTTGATCAATAAAAATAAATTGTTTCATATCAATAAATGTATCCATTAAGTAAATTATAATAAAAAAAAATAAAAAAATAGACTTGTTTATAATTAAATACTTGGAATAAATTCCCATTTCAATTCTTTACAAATATTTTTCCAAATGACATCTTGTTGATGTAATTTTTCTCTACTTTTTAAAAGAACAAAACATGGAATAAATTCATCTAATTCTAGTAATTGAACAAATTTATGTAATATATATGAATATGATAAAAAATTTTTTCTATCACTTGGACAATGAGTCTGAAAAGGAATTTGTATTTCTTTAAACATTCTTCTCAATTCTTCTTCGGTTTTACGTGTCATTATTGGAGGAGGAATACCATTTAATTTATTAATTATATGTGGAATATGTTCATAATATTTATTTTTTTTTAATTTTTTTAAAATTTCCCGTAATTTTTGTTGTGTTAATATATTAATATTTATTATTCGTTCCTTTTTTAATTCTATTAGAATCTCATTATATATTTCTTTAGGAATATCAGTAGATTCTTTAGCTTGAAATTGTGCCAACCATTCATTAAAATGATTAATTCTTTTATAAGCAAAATAACTTATTTCTCTTGGGGGGTCTTTATATGATGGTTTATCTGAATCTATTAATATTTTATTTTCATCTCCACATATTTCACAAATCATTTTACCTTCAGATAAAAATAATTTTTTCTCTTTATTACAAGTATTACATATATCTATATTATTAATAGTCATATTTTTAAAATTGTTAAAATTTGTATTATTTAATTTATTTAGATATTTATCATATAATTGAGCTTTAGATACACCAGTTTCTTTTATATTAATATTAAAATACTCAGACACCGATTTATTATTATCTTTTAATTTATTAATATTATTTGTAGTTTTATTTTTTTGTTTTGTTGTATCATAATAATTAAATAGTAAATGTCCTGTATCTAATAAATAATCTATTTCTTCTTTTTTATTAATCGTATTTAAATATTTTTCTAAATTAATAATTTTATCTTTAATATTTATAATTTTAACAATATTTTTTTTGTAATTTGTTTGCAATTTATGTAATTTATTTTTTAAATTTTCTAACTCTTTATTTTTAGAATTAATTATATCATATGTATTAGAAATTTTTATTATTTTTTCATTATGTTTAGCGTCTAAAGTTATTCTTGTGTCTATATTTTTTTTAATTGTTTTATTTTTAACTTTAAATGACATAATAATATACAATAAATACAATAAATATATATTCTTTAAATAGAAACATATGTTAAAGAAATAAATATAAATATATTGTTGATATTAAAAAACATAACTTAAAGATTATAAAATATTTAGTAATATATATGGGAGGTGGATTATTACAAATCGTTGCCAATGGATCACAAGATATATATTTAACTGGAAATCCACAAATTACATTTTTTAAAGCTGTATATAGAAGACACACCAATTTTTCTATGGAATCTATTAAACAAACTATTAATGGAACTGCTGATTTCGGTGAAGAAGTTAATGTTACACTACAAAGAAACGCTGATTTAGTTCATAAAATGTATATACAAGTTAAATTACCATCTATAGATATAAGTGATGGTAATGGAACTAATAGTGATAATAGTAATTTTAGAGCATTTAGATGGTTAAATTGGATTGGTCATGTATTAATAAAAGATGTTGAAATATCTATAGGTGGACAAAAAATAGATAAACATTATGGTGAATGGTTACATATTTGGAATGAATTATCACAATCACCTGGAAAAACTGGGGGTTACGCTGAGATGGTAGGAAATGTACCAAAATTAACACAAATTTATAGTTCTAATACCACATCATCTACAGAAAATAAATCACCTGAATATACATTATATATTCCATTACAATTTTGGTTTTGTAGAAATCCTGGAATGGCATTACCACTTATAGCATTACAATATTCTGATATAAATATTAATATTAATTTTAGAGATTTAAATGATTGTATTTGGGCTAATAAACAAACATCTACATCTTTATCAACAACATATAATGCTAGTTCTGGAAAAGATGTGTTTTCAACTTTACCTAAAATATCCAAAAATACTAATGTTTATGCTGACTATATTTATTTAGATACTGATGAACGCCGTAGATTCTCACAAGTACCACACGAATATTTAATTGAACAATTACAATTTAATGGAAATGATACATTATCTTCATTAACAAATAATATTAAACTAAATTTTACACATCCGGTTAAAGAAATTATTTGGGTAGTTCAACCAACAAATTATAGAAGCAATGGATATTCACAAAGTCGCGCTGGAAAACAATATTTTAATTATACTGATTTATGGGATTATTCTGGATTTACTGGAACACCTGAACCATCAAGTGGTCCTGGTATGGTCGGGGGGAAAAATATACAAAATTTATGGTTTGGTTTACCTAATGTTCAATTACAAGGAAGTTTAAAATACGATAAAAATACTTGGAATAGATCTACTACATCTTATACTAATCAAAATGCTGGTTATACCGATATTAAAGATTATACAAAAACTAATGGTGTTGTTAATGTTGATAATAGTGTTGGACTATGGTCTTTAAATAATGAAGTAGCGTTACTTGATGGTGGAAATAATTGTATATCTAAAGCTAAAATTGTATTAAATGGAAATGATAGAATATCTGAACGAGAAGGAAAATATTTTAATTTAGTCCAACCTTATCAACATCATACTACTTGTCCTGCTCCTGGAATAAATGTATATTCATTTGCTTTAAAACCAGAAGATCATCAACCTTCTGGAACATGTAACTTTTCTAGAATTGATAATGCTCATCTTAATATTACTGTTACTGATAATACTATAGGAACAACATATAATTCTGGATCTGCATATATTAAGATTTATGCTATAAATTATAATATATTAAGAATTATGAGTGGAATGGGTGGGTTAGCTTATTCTAACTAAAAAATAATAATATATTTATATGACTAATATTTGTGAAGAATGTCCTATATGTTTAGAACCTATAGAAAATGAAAAACACTCAACTACTCTTAAATGTAATCATAAATATCATACACTTTGTTTAAATATGTGGTTAGACAGAAACCCAATTTGTCCATTATGTAGAATTGATGTAATTAATGTATTTAAATGTAAACATTATAAATATAACTTCTTTAATTATAAAATTAAATTAGAATATGATAGACTTTGTATTAATGGTTATTTTAAAAAAAAATACATTTATTACAACAATATTAGTAAAATAGGAATAGTAGAAAACGTTATTTTTATTTTTTTAAAACAAACTAATAAATTAATAGTTAAAAAATATAGATTAACAAATGAATCATTATGTAAAAACTTATTTACCAGTATTAAAAATAAATTTATTTAATATAAAATTGATTTTTATTTGTATTTTATAATTTATTATAAATGAATTCTATTCCAACTGAATTAAAAATTATAATTTTTAAACATCTTATACCTGATAACTCATACAATATTAATGAATTTAAGTCTTATTTCTTAATTTATAAAGATTGGTTTAATATTCTTACATCATTATCTATTAGAATATATTATTCAAAATATTTAGGTTTATATAATGATTTATTAAATGTTCATCCATTAAAATATGTTAACACTATTTTATCATATGATAATATAATACGATATGCCGAACACAAATATATTTCACAAAATTATAGTGGAATGATGATAGATATTTTTGGATATAATAAATTGATAAATCTACCTTTCTGTAAATTTAAAAAACAAACTTGTATAGACAATAAATGTCATTTTACAAAATCTCCTAAATGTTATTTAACACATCATGGAATTCAAAAATATATAAACGCACCCATTATGCGTGGTATGGATACAATTGGACGAAATTATCTATTATTTGTATACACAGATAAAGAAACTAATGAAATAATTTATGAATTTATTTATAATAAAATAGTTAATAATACACTTATTAATAGTTATAGTGGAATTTATAACAAAACATATATAGGTATGTTAAGTGATAATAAGAATGTTGGAATTATGACAAAATACTATAGTCGAAAAATAAATACATTTTCATATATTTATATTAAAAAATTAATTGATGGTGATCTTTGTAGAATTCCAAAATATAATTCTGAAACTGGGCGATATTATGAATCAAATAAAGGTGATATTAGATTATTAAAATTTTAGTCAACTTAAGCCTCGGTATCGTCACCGCCGATTCTAAACTCTTTTGAGGCGGCGGCTATTTCTTCCTTTGCCACGCCGATTCCCGCGTCGTGCATTGCTGCATCCATCGCTGCTGCTGATGGTGCTGCTGGTGTGCGTGTTTTTGCTGCAGATCTTCCTGTGGGGAAGAAAGAAGTCAGCGACCCTGCTGCTGGTGCTGCTGGTGCTGCTGGTGCTGCTGGTGCTGCTGGTGCTGCTGGTGCTGCTGGTGCTGCTGCTGGTGGCGGCGCAGGAAGTGCTAATGGTTCTCCAGTTGGTGATACTCCAGTTGGTGATACTCCATCAGCAGACTGTGTTCTTAGAGACATCACAAACGCTATAAGATTAGTCATATAGTTATTAAGTTTTTTCTTTATTGTATCATCATCTCTAGTTAATTTTTTATTTTTTAATAAATAATTCGTAAATAATTTTTCAATTGTATATTTTTTAGAATCATCTACATTAGGTCGTTGAGAGGGATCATCACCATCACCATATGGATACTGTTGTGTCTCTTTCCAATCTGCTTCTAGTTTTGTTGATATAGTTGATAAATACCCGGGAGTAGCCCCCTTTAGTGCTCTGAAAAGGAAAAATTGGTTTCCTATTTTTAAATTACCAATAGGACTTTGATCATTTGTTTCGTTAAAAGCCTCCCCTGGGAAGCTTACTGCTAAATCTTCTTCAGCATTAGTTACTGACGCCAAGGTTTCAGGAAATAAACCTGTTCCTCTTGACATTTGTTCGTTTTTATTTATAGTTTCAACATGACCTTTAAGAATGTCTTTAATAGTTTCAAGATTATTAAGTGCAGTAATCGTTGTCTGCGCCACGAGTCCGGCGGCAGGTATGTTATCTGCGGTTATATAATCTAAACCTTTGAGTAAAGATTTTATTTGTTTTTTTACATGTTTAAATTTATTCTTTTTTTCTTCTGCTATTTTATAAGCAGCTCTTACTTCAGTTTCTGTTGGTGGTATTCCAGAAGGAGTGGTGAAATTAGGACTCGCATACTTATTTACTGCTCTACCTTTCCTTGTAAACAAATTTTTTATGCTCCTGCCTAAGCCCGCACCCCCCTTAATTGTTTTTAACTTGCGTCGTTTAATAGATTTACGTTGTCTACGTTTTCCATTTTTCAAAATACGTTTTTTACTGCGTATAATTCTCTTTGGCATTTTATAAAATATTAATAGAAAATAATTCTATTAAAGTTAAATTAAAAATTAATTAATTCTACAATCATTATTATATATTTTTAATAATATATCTGGAATTTCATTTTTTAAAAATATAGTTTTCATAATATTTCCATCAAAATACCCAACAAGTTGAAAATGATATTGATCTAAATAATATATTATAATTGTTTTTTCATTATTATCTAAATCTAACGATGCTGTTGGATGAATAGTAAATCTTTCATCAATATTTGATGTTTTTTTATTATTATCTGAATTTAAAATAATCACATTAATTTTAAGTTTTTTTTGTAATAATTGTAGCAAAATGTGATCACCCCAAAAATTATCACCTCCTTTAATAATCTCTTTTTTAAATTGGGTTATATTTTTAATATCATGTGGAATCCAAGAATTCATAATATTAAACGAATTTTCATCATAATCTAATTTATAAGTTTCTAAAATCATATTGAAATTTTCTTTATTAATTTCATTTGCGGCTAATTTTCGTAATAATTCAACATTGTATTTAGGCAATCGTAATTTAAATAAATAATCACTATTTAATGCTTCACATAAAACATGAAATAGACAATCACCATCTGAACCACATTCTAATATCCCAAAACATGAATTATTACCATTTTCTTTTAATCGTTTTTTCCATCCTAAACATAATTTGCTCCATCCATAGTCATCTAAATATTTATGCCAATTAGATTTATTTATTTTTTTAATATTTTGTCCATTTTCATAAAAAGATTCGCCATCTTTAATAAATATACTATCTGTTAAATAATAATTCATACTATATACACTATAATTTATTCTTAAGTATTATATTTTTTTAACATCATCGGTAAAAGACACGTTTGAAACATCTAATAAAGGAACCGGTACAAAGTTTACAATATTATCTTTTAAAATAGTATCATCTAATGGGTCATTATTATGAGGAGGTAAAAATCCATTTTGATCAATTAAATTAGGAATTAAAGGACGATGATTATCTTTAAACAATAATCTATTAGAAACATTATTATCAAATGGAATTAAAACTCTTTCTTGTGGATCTTGACATAACCATTCCCATCTATTCCACCCAGTTCCTCTTAAATTACATGAAGGATTACTTAATCGTGTATTTTCTGTAAGAGGCATAGTACAGTTCTTAAAATCAGTTGTTTCAATTGAATTATCAATCATTCCATCCTTATTAAATTTTGGAATAAATCCATCTTTACTACAATTACTTAATTTTCTATTAATATTCATTAACTCTGAATTAACATCTACCATTGGAATTTTTTTAGCAACACTATTTCCTGAGCGTTGAAGAATAATTTGTGGATCTTTATTAAAACAATCTTCACAAGATATAAATGGAGTTGTAAGTTGATAATTACCTACACCAGATGATTCTGCTAATTCTTGTTTATAAGCACATGTATCATAATCAAGTCTATTGAAACTCATATATATTTATAATATATAATTATTTACAAATTATTTCTAAAAGGGAATATAAATAAAATTATTATATTTACTAAATAAATCTTCTTTAGAATCATTATTTTCTATATTAAAATCATAGTATAAATCATTTTGTTTTTCTGAAACATGATTATCCATTAAACTATCTTTTCTATTAATTTTAATAATATTAAAATTAAATTTCTTTAAATAATTAATTTCATGAACGAATCTAACATCTGCTATAACTATATTTTTATCTTTATTTTTTTCTAAAAACAAATCAAATAATCTTAACCATATATATTTTTTTTTTATTTTTAATTCAGGAAATAGTTTATAAATTAGTTCTTGTCCAAATTCTGTACCTAATCTTTGAAATATTACTCTTGGTGATATTCCTATTTTATCATCTATAGTTTCTTTCAAATTCCCATATAATTGTTCTTCACTTAAATTAAATAAAATTTTAGAAATATCCTTAACAGGTTTAGCAAAACTATATTTAACAAATCCTTTAGTATTTACTAAATAATCTGCTAATGTATCTTTACCACTACCTTTTTTTCCTAATAATCCAATACGTTCCATAATAAATTAATTAAATTATTATATTTAAATAATTTTAAATTTAAAAATCTTGAAAACATTTACGCCATTTTTTACTAAAATATGTATTTCTTAATTCGGTTCCTTTATATATATCTTTTAAAGCAAAAATTTCCATACTATTATTTATCAAATCGCTTTTTTTTACTATATTAGGATTATCTGAATGATTATAATATGGTAGACATCCACTTCCTGACGCCCAAATTTTTTTATCACTACTCCAAGTAAATAAATGTGGATTAATATTACCATCAACACCATTAACAATTTCTAATATACCTTTTTCTATTAATTCACCTTCTTTAATATCTTCTTTGGCAAAAACACCTAATCCTAAATTACATTTATCAATATATACTTTTGAACAATCTATATACTTATTCATTAATAAAAATTAAAAATAAAATCTTTAAATAAAAGTTTAAATATTAATATGTCGTAATTGTTGAATATAACTATTCATAGTATTACTATCATATCCATAAGAAGCAATTTGTTTTAATGTGTTTATATGACTATTATTTATTCTTACATTATTTAATGTTCCATAATCTAATGTATTATTCATTTGATTTGATTGATTTGATTGATTTGAATTATTATTTGATTCCATCATATTACCTAATTTATTCATTAAAGGTGTTCCAATAAGTTTAAAAGGCGACATTGCTACATTAAACATAGTTCCAATAAATCCCCCAGATTGTTTTCTTATTTTTTTTTTTTTGGATTTTTTTTTTTTTTATTTTTTTTTTTTTTTTTTTTTTTTTTTTTTTTTTGTATTTTTTTTTTTTAAATCTTTTTTTAAATGGTCTTTTTCTACTATATTTCATAATATAATAATAGAAAAAATAATAAACTAAAAATAAATTAATTAATTACCACAAGAAAAATAATTTGGTTGTGGTGGAAGTGGAATAGGTTTATATCGTATCATATTACACGAAGGTAAATGAACTTTACTTGTATCAATAGTTTGTTGTTTTCCGGAATGATCCGTGTAAACAATTTTTTTATTATTACAATTATTCATATCACCAGTAGCGCACGCAGAATTATATTTTTTGGTAGGACATAATGAAGCTTGTCTAGTAATTCCAAAAAGATCACCTTCTAAATCAACTAAATTACCTTTAATTTGACTTACACCTGAACCACCAACTAATCCAAGTTCAGTTCTACATTTATTACAATTTTCATATCTTATAGGGTCTAATAAATATTCTAAAGTATCGGTGCTTTCATTTAACCTTGTTTTATATTCACATGTATCATACATTAATTTATTTGAACTCATATATTTATATATAAGATTTTTAATTTAAATTTAATATAAAAATAATTTATTAATTAATTGTAAAGACAACCCATTTTTTTTATTAACATTTGTTTAATAATATCTGAATCAGTAGAACGATTAATATAATCATTAAATTTTGATTCACCTCTTGAATCTATACCACCTCTTACCCAATTACAATTAACATGTTCTTGAATAATATTTTCTGGATCTTGAATATTTTTTTCAATCCAGGGAACTAAAGGTGTGGCTATATTATCATATCCATAAGTTTGCATTTGTTTATGCCTTCTATATTGTTGTGAATTAATTAATTTAGATTCTAAATTTGGTTTAAAATCACCTAAAATATTTGAAGGTGTAGTTAAATATGGTCTTGGAAATAATTGTAAATCAGATTTATAATGTCTTTCAACGTTACCTTGTCTTAAATTAGTATCTCCTTTAATATTACATTCAGAAACTCCATATCCATCTTTAATAAGCACTCCACGATTATTAGTTGATGTTTTTAAAACATTATCTAAACTACAATTACATGAAGAATAATTACTTAACATATAATCGTTAATATTATTATTTTGTTTTATATCGCCATTTTCATTACATGTATCATCTTTAATTTTTGTTTTATCATCTATAATAAACTTATCATTATATTTAAAAGGTGAACAATTATTTTTAACATTTAAACTTTTTAATTGTCTATCATTTGAATTTTCCATTATAATAATTAATTATATTTTTTTTTTATAATTCGTTTTTTATTTCAGTTAATGATTTATTATTTAATGCACAAGAACGATATTGTTTTAATAACATCGGTGTTCCAATTTCACAAGAAACGGGTGTATTATATAACCACTTCGCAAATAAGGTTTGATTACTTACTATTTGTGAATTAGGAACATTATAAAATGAGTGTTGCATATGTCTATTATTAAAAATACTTGAAGTATTTTGGAATAAGCGGTCGGAAAATTTTTTATCAATTTTTTCTAATATTTTATTATTTTCTATATTACAAGCTCTTTTATTATCATATGTATTATCACCAATTAATGGATTCATTAAAGGATTCTCTATAGTTGGTTTTTTACATGTATCATTATCATTATCAGAAGATTCTTGATTTACATTAACATTAACATTATCATTAACATTATCATTATCAGAAGATTCTTGATTTACATTATCATTAAAAAATTCTTTTTCATTAAATATATATATCATGTATGTTCCAGCAATAGTAATTAAAATAATATATAAATATAAATAATTACCAGTTGCTAAATATAATAAGATTGATAAATAAAATGAAAATCTAGTTATACTATTTACTTTTTCACCTTTACTCATTTCAGAAATAGGTATAATACTAAATAAATTATCTGTTTCAAATAATAAATTTATATTAGAAAACCAAATTTTATTATCCATTAATATATACAATTAAAAAAAAAAAAAAATTAAAAAATGTCTATTTGTTAAATAAATATAAAGTAAAAATAAATTTAAATTATTTTTTGTTTTTTCTAGCGTCCATTTTTTTCCTTAATCTATCTCTTGTAGGATTATTATGACTTGGATTATTTGGTGGATTTGCCTGTACCATTTCTTTTTTCGCATTTCCTAAAAGAGTATCAAATAAAGGATTATTATTACCTAACATTCCCATCATATTTTGAGCTTCATCAAGTAATTTAGATTGATCTAAATTACCATCAGATAATTTAGTTTGAATTTTTTGACCTACATTTTGTATTAAATTCATAAATTTCATTGGATTATCACCACTCATTAATTTACCAAATATATCTCCTATATTAGGCATTTCACCTTCATTATTTTCTAAATTTAAATTCATCTCATCTAAATTAATATCACCAGCTAATTCTTTAGCCAAATTACCAATCAGACCATTACCTAACATATTTTCATCAAAATTAATAGGTTCTTTTTTATCTGATAAATTTTGTAACATATTCATTATGTCTTTATTTTCTTCAGATTCATTATCATCTTGTGGTTCATTATTTCGTTTTTTATTTAAATTTTCTACTAATGATTTTATTTTATTACTATCATTAATTATTGTTTCGCCTATTACATATAGAGTTTGTAAATAATCCCATATTGTATCTTTTATAGATTCATCTGTTTTTTCATTTTCCCAAATATCTTTAAAATCTACATTCTTAAGAAAACAAATACTTTCATTAAATAAATCATTCTTTTTTGTAGAAATAATTTCTTTATAATCAGAAAATTTTCTCATAAATCTTTTAACATATTTATCATCACTAATACTATCATTTTCTAATATATCTTTATAATATTCATTTAAAATATCATTATATTCAGGATAAATTTTAATAATATTAGAAACAAATAATTTTAATGTTGAGTTAAAATATTCTATATTTGTTTTAGTCATTATATAATAAAAATAATTTAAATAATTTAATTTAACGCAAATTATTTTACAAGATCGGATAACTTTATTAATGAATTAAGATATTCCCATATTTTATCTTTATTTCCACTACTCATATTAGTCCAATAATTTTTTAATTTTGTAATTATACTTTCTAGTCCATCAGATTTAACATTATTAACTATTTCTATATAATTATTATTTAAAAAAAAAGATTCATCTTTTTCTATAATTTTTTGTCTATAAAATTTCATATAATCTTTAAATAATAAACAAATTTTTTTAGAATTAGCACTATTTAATAATATTATACCTCTTTTATATACTTTAAAATCATTTTCTTCTGGGAAAGTGCTTATTAAATCATCATTAAATTTGATAACTAAATTGTTAAATGCAGATAATAATGGATTACTCATTAAAATAATTAAATAAAATTATATATAAATATAACCTTATACTTTAAATAATTAATTTAAAAAACATTTTATATTTTTATCGCCGTTGTGGCATATTAAATTCATTATTTCTACTTTGTTGCATTCTTTCAAAACTATTATTTGATGAGTTTGAATTCGAACCTTGATTATTAGCACCTACATTTTCTCCATTTGGTGTTTCTATTTTTTGTTCATCGCCTAAAAATGTATATGATGATATAAAAGGTTTACTATCTACATTATCGATTGAAGAAAAAGAACCACCATAACTATTATCACACCCCCCATAATAAGCTTGTATTTCATTATCTTTAGGTTTACTTACTTTTTCTTTAATCCATTCACTTATGGCTTCATCTACAACTATTTTTTTTTCATCTACTAAATAAATAGTTGGAACAGCTTTAACAAATGGTGGTAATTGAATATTTTCATCATCAACACAAACATACATAATATTATCATTTATAGGTGTTTTAGTGATTTGATTTATAACTTCCTTACAATAAGTACAATGATTACTATAAAATATAATATCTTTTTTCATATATTTTTATTTATGATTTTATTTTATTATTTTATACTTACTTAAATAAAATTGATTTATTAAATTTAAATATTATTTATTAATAACAATGAATATACAATTTGATAATTTCGACAATAAATCGCAAAGAGATACTTTAAAATTTGATGTTAATAATTGTAATAGTAGTTATGTAAATTGTTTAAGAAGATTAATTATTACAGAAGTTGAGACAATTGGATTTAATACTGAAGAATATGAATCTTCTGATATTAAGATAATAGAGAATACTTCATCATTACATAATGAATTTATGTTACATCGTATTGGATTAATTCCTATAAATACTGATAATATTGAAACATATGATCCAACTAAGTATAAATTTATATTAAATGTTGAAAATAAAACAAATACACCTATTGATGTTACTACTAAAGATTTTCAAATTAAAAATTTAGAAACTAATGAATTTGAAAATAGTGAACAATTCTTTCCAAAAAATCCAATTACAAATGATTATATTCTAATTACTATATTAAAACCAACACCATATGGAAATGGTGAAAAAATACATCTTGAAGGTAAATCTTCAAAAGGTGTTGGAAAAGACCATATCAGATATTCGCCTGTATCTAATGTTGTTTTTACTAATAAAATTGATCCAAATAGACTCGAATTAGAATTTAACAAATATATAGAAAATAATCCTGATATGGAATTAACTAAACAAAAAACTAAATTTAAATTAGAAGAATCAGAAAGATGTTTCTATATTAATGAAAATGGTGACCCAAATATATTTGAATTTACTATTGAATCTAGTGGAGTTGTTAAACCACATATTATTTTATTAGAGGCATTGAATAAAATGACATTAAAACTTAAAATGTTAATGATAGAATTTGATAAAGCTATATCAAATACTGGATCAAATTTAGAAATTAGAGAATCTAAATCTTTAATGAAAGCATATGATATTGTTATTCATAATGAAACTCATACATTAGGTCATCTATTACAATCTCATATTAATGAATTATTTAAAGCCGAAAATATTTTTGTTGGATATATGAATCCTCATCCACTTGAAAAAAAAATTATGTTTAGAATAAAAGTTAATGATATTAAAAAATTAAAAACATTATTTTATAATACTTGTACTGAATTAATAAAACAATGTGATAATCTTAGCACACAAGTATTAAAACAATTTAAAAAAAAAATTATTTTAAAAACTAAAGGTAAAGGTAAAGAGTAAACTAATTACTTTGTTGTCTATATTTATAATTAATTACAAATAATAATTTAGCTGATGGTAAACTATTGATATAATAAACGACTGTTCGTTTATCTGTTTTTTGGTTTGTTTTAATATATAAATTATGTAATTCATTACATAATGGTCGATATTCATATGGAATATCTAAAAATTTTTTAATAACCTTTTTCCCATCGTCTGATTTTCTAACATGAAAATCCTGATAATAATTAAACAATTTATTTGTTGTATCATATAACTCTAATCTATAACTTTCAAATAATTCACTATCATCTTCAAAATATTTTAAATATTCATCTACACTTTTATTTTTTCTTAATTCTAAAAACATAAATTTTTTTTTATTACTATTTCCTTTTAATTGTCTAACATATCTATAATGTTCATTCCAAATTTTACTTCGTAAGTATCCATATTCAATATTTTTTAAAATGATTCCTTGTTCACTATGATCCAAATGTTTCAATATTTCATATACATCTGTTAGTTCATTTATAGAATATTTTTTAGGAATCTCAAAATTTAAACCTTTTTCTAATAGATGTTTTTGTAAATCAATTAAATCATAATAATCTAATCTATCTTCATGAATAGATACACCATATACTAATTTAATATTAGGAACCTTATATGTTTTTACAATAATATTTTCTGGATGTTGAAGGATAAATGTTAAATTCATATTATCTTCAATAACATCAAATTTAGATAAATCAATAATTTCACCAAATAATGTGCTAAATGTCTTATTACTATAAAAAGTATTATAACCTCCTAAACAACTTCGTGTTGATAAATATAAAGTTCCATTATATTTAAAAATATTAATCATTGTACCTTCCACAAATTCTTCATATTGTGTTTTTTCTGTTGGAATATTATTAAATAATTGAACATTTTGTGAATGTGGTGGCGGAACACATACTAATTTATTTGTATCTTTTTCTAATACAAGACCTCTACATTTATTAATATCAATATTAGTCATATCACACTTTTCTTTATCATATTTAACTAAATATAGACTATCATATTCTTTGACATTTATTCCTTTTTCTGTTAATATTTTTTTAGATTGTTCGAAATCACTAATACCGGATAAACATTCTAAATAATGCATACTTATGTTTATTAAATAACTTAATTTATTTTTAAATCAATTTTTAATAATTGTAATTCATTATTTATATCTAAAATAAAATATAGATATATTTTATATTTATGACATCTATGAAAGATTTTACATTAGATGACTTAGAGAACCAAAATGAAATTTTAGATTTATTTGAAATACCTAAATTAAATCAGAAAGGTGGTAGTAATGATGATAATAATGATAATAATGATAATAATGATAATAATGATAATGGAGAACCTGTTATCTTTGATCCAGAAGCAAATACTGAAGATGATGAAGAATCTATAAATCTGAATCTAAAAAAAAACAATGATAATAATGATAATGATAATGGAGAATCTTTTATATTTGATCCAGAAGCCAATAGTGATAATGAAAATAATAATGATAATGATGGAAAATCTGATATTTTTGATCCAGAAGCTAATACTGAAAATGAAGAAGAAAATAATGATACAGATCTATTTGATATTGATTTATTAAAAAATGAAATAGATGAAGAAATTGCTAGTGATAATGAAAATACAGAAAAAGAAAATAATAACAATAATGAAAGTGATTTTGAATTAGAAATAGAAGGAAATATAGAAAATAATAATACACAAGAAAATGTAGTTGTATTAGAAGAAGAAGTTATTCCAGAAGAAAAAGTTATAGCAAATGAGTTAGATCAAAGTAATGATTTTTTAAATGAATTAATGAAAACAGTACCAGAAAAACATCGTGAAAAATCTTATATTCTAAGAAAAATGCGTAATATTTTAAAATTCTGTCAACATCTTAAAAATGAACATTCGGTTTATGTTGATAATGAAATTACAGAAGCTAAATTTAAAAATAATAATTATCAAAAACAATTAGAAAAATATATTAATGGTGAATTTGATGATACCTATTTAATTCCCATTGTTAATGAAACTAAAAATTTATATCATGTTAATGAATCCGAAGATGTTTTACTAACAGGTTCTAGTTTAGAAGATATAGATTATCCGTTAATAAATAAAAAGGATAATTTAGAAACTATTAAAACACAAATTGAATTTAGAGAAAAATATAAAAAAACACGTGCTCGTTTTAATTATTCTTATGAGAACGAATTAAATGAATTATATTCATCATTAGAACATTACTATAATTTACCAAATAATGAATCTGTAGAATTTACATTAAATCATGATATAGAAGCATTTAATAATGAATTAATGTTATTAAATAGTGGTAAATATGGAATTACTAAATTAGTTCATAAAATATTAGGACCAGTAAAATATAATATTTTTGATGATAAAGATATAGTTAAAGGTAGTGATATAAGTGTTAAAGGATTTTTACGTAAACCTATACAAAAACAACAAATATTATATCCAAATAAACATCATTTATTAGATATTATTAATAGTAATTATAATTATTTAGATTTATATAAAAATTTAAATGGAACATTAGAAACTGAAATTATTTATAATGATATTAATACAGACGATTTAATTAGAATTACTAATTTTAATAACAATAAAAAAACCGAATATATGGGAAATTTAGAAAAAATAGAATCTAATACATATACTATTAAACCTATACCTCAACCTGATGAAGATCCATCAACTATTGAAAGTAAAGATATAATAGTTGATGAAAACACGGTTATACAAAATTTAAGTGAATCGAGAATGCCTCTAACAGCCAATGAAAATATCTATTATTCGTATTTATTTGAAAATAAATCTAACAAAATAAATAAAAATACATACAAACAATTATTAAAAACTATTATCCCAACTACTAATGAAGTAATACATAAAATTAGTCAAATATTCGATGGAACTAAAATAAATGACTTAGAAACACAATTAGATTATTATAATTTAAAAATAGACGATATTACTTATGATTTAATGAAACATATAAAAGGTATATTAAATTCTAATAATAATAAATTAATTTCTGAATCTATAAAAAATCAAGCTAGATTCAAAACTTTTTTAAAAAAATCTGATACTATTACTTTAAAAAATTATCAATTTATTAGTAATAATGCTCTTAAGGAATTTGAAGGACTATATGGCCAATATCCATATTATAGAAGTGATATTGATACTATTAATATGCGATTAAAATGGTTAAAAACAAGACCAGATTATGGAGAATTATTTTTTAAATCAATTGTAAAAAAAATACAAGATAAATTAAATATAAATATAGATGAATTTATAAGAAATGTCCAAATAACCTTAGATACATTAACTGAACAAAAATTAGAACTAAAATCTATTATTGATGTTGAGAAAAATAGACTTATTCAAGAAAAAAATGAATGTTTAGATAAATATATTTCTAAAGAATATTATAGTATTGATGAGTTGAAACAAGATAATAATACACAAATTGAAGTTGATAAAAATAAAACAAGAATTGGTGAATCAAAATTTGTAGATTTAAATAGTTATGCAATATTACATTTAGATAGTAGAAAGCAATTATTTAAAAGAATTGAATTAGGAACTGGAGAACAAATGTGGAAATTAGAAGAAGGGGGTGATCTAGAAAATATAATATCTTCAAATAAAGATTTTTGTGATCAACAATTTAAAAATTTATCTGAATTAAATTCAGCGTTAGATAATTTAGATACTTGTAAATTTTCCGATATAGAAAATTCTTGCGTTACAATAAAATTAGAACAAAATATTCGTAAATTAGATTCAATCAATAAAATAATAGATGAAAAAAAAAAATATATTTCTAACTCAGATTCAATTATTAATTTTAATGATAATTTAACTAATACTATAGAAAATCATAAACAATTTTTAATATTAGTTAAAGATCAAAAAAGACGGGTTTTTATTGATGATGAAAAAGAAAAACTAGATGAAGAACAAACATTAGTTGATCCTAAATATGAAATATTATACTTAAAAATTGATTTATATTTAGAAAAGATAGCGTCACTTAATGATCAACAAAAATATGAATTATTATATGAATTAATTAAAAAATATGGAAGAGAACCATCGTCAAGAAATAAAGAAAATCCTAAGAATATTTATTGTAAATATGGTAATAAAGTAATATGTTGTAAACATAATCTAAATCTTATTAATATGTTTAAATCTAATCAAAATTATGACAAATTACGTAATGAAACAATAGATACATATGGTATTGAAAATGAAGGTAAATATTGGTGTAATAATTGTGGAACAGAATTATTTATGTCTGAATATGAAACTGCTGATTCATTTAAAAAATCAGGCGCTAGAGATATAACAAATGCTGAAATTGAAACAGACGAAGAAGAATCTAATTATAAAGATTCCGAACTTGTTGCTTTTTTAAAATCAAATTTAAATGAGGATAAAAACCAATTATTGGATTCTGATCTAATAGATATATTTAAAATATTCAATGTTTTACTTAATATTATGGGTATAAAATTAACAAAAGAAGATGAATTAAATATATTTAAAAAATCTAGCGCATTAAATAAAACAAATATTAAGAAAAAAGAAATATGGTCACAGTCTTATAGAGGTAATTTAAAATCATTAGATAAAAAATATGAAAATTATGTAAATATAAATACTATAATTTATACAACTTGTAATTTATTTATTTTACTACAAACATCAATACCATCATATACTATAAATAAACCTCATTCTAAATGTAAAACTAGTCTTGAAGGTTATCCATTAGATTTAGAAGAAAGTAATATAAATGGTATAAAATATTTTTCTTGTATATTAGAACAATTACGTAATACAGATAGTATATGGAAATGTTTAAAAAAAATACCTATTCAAAAAATATTATTAGATACTATTAAAAAACTATATACTGATGATTATATTCAATATCAGTATACATTAAAAAGAAATCATATCCAAGAAACAATCACAGAACAAGAAATAAATGTTAATAACGAATGGATGAAATTTAAACCACCATTAAACTTATTTGAAATTAATAATGGTGAGTTAAATGATGTAGATTTATCTTCACCACCAAAAAATATGATAGAATTATCTAATTATTATTCATTAAAATATATATCAGAAATTGATCAATATATAAATGATAAACCTATTGAAAATATATTATTTTCACCAGCTATTTTACAACAATCATGCTGTATTGATAATTTAGATAATAATTATAAAAATTTAGGTTCATTTCAATCTAATCAAAATTTAGAACGCTATTTAACAAATAATAAAATTTTAGAACAATATCAAAATATTATTAAGGAATTAAATATTACTATAAATAAAGACACCGAACCTTCATTACCTAGTTTTGCTAATATAATGTTTACTCTAGAAGATGATGTTGATCAACAAAATATGACTACATTATTTGAAAATTATATTTCTGAAGGTTTATTTATGGGTGATAAACATATTTATGATGACGATATATGCGTTTTAACAGGACAAACTAGAGATTCTATTAAACAAAAAATATATAGAATAGATGAATATTATTCTTTAATAAATGAAATATTTAAAAAGAAATTAATTGAAAATAAAACTTTAAATAATAACTTAAATATTATTACATCATTAAATGATATAATACAAAGTAATGCTTTATTAAATTCAAATACATATTTAACATCTTTTATAGAAAATTTATCACAAATGACCAATATAACAGAAATAAGTAAATATTGGAATGAAGATTTTAATGCCCAAATTGAAGTAGAAAAAGATGAAATAATAGAATTATTTAACACTTATGATCCTAAAAAAACAACTATTATTAAAAAAATGTTAATTAGTATAGGAAACTTAAATACTATATATAATGAACAATTAGAATTATATAATGAAGAAAAAGCTAAATCTAATTTTATTGATTCAAAAATAAGTTTATTATATAAGTATATTTATTCTTATCTAATTAATACAATATCTAAAATAAAAAATAATAAAAGTGATGATGTAATTAAAATACCTAAAAATTGGAAACTAGAAAAATCTTATTCTACAAATTTAACAAATTATGTTGATAATGATAATCAATTAATAGATAAATATATTTCTAATAAATTAAAAAATAATACTGAATCAATATATACTGATTTATTTAAAATAATTCAAACATCATCTCAAAATTTAAAAAATATAGTAAGTGAAAATCATATATATGATTGTAAAAAAATAATTAAATATAGTAAATTAACAAAAGAAAATTTAGGCAGTTTATTAGAATATATATTAATTATTACTATTAAAGAAATGCTTATATCTAATGAAAAATCTAAATCTAAAGTACAAATTAATACTTTCAGTGATCCTGAATCATCTATAAAAAGTATAGAAGATGAAGATAGTGTAGAAGATGTAGAAAATGGAGAAGAAGTCGTTGAGGAGAATGAATTAGTAATGGATTCATTTATAACTAATAATAAAAAAGAAGTATATTCATTAATTTACGATATTTTAAATAAAATGTATGAACATACATTATATTATGATAAATTTACACATTCTAAAATAAGTGAATCTATTGAAAAAAAGAGTGATATTGAAAAAGAAAGTACACTTAAATTTATTCAAGAATTAGATAAAGAATCTAGACAAGCATTAAAAACAATGATATCTTTAGGTATAGATAAGTGGAAAGATATATCAAAAAAAACAGATAAAGAAATATATTTTGATGAAAAGGAACCAGAAGATATAGATGATGTTCTTCCAACAGAAGAAGAACAAGAATTAATTCATAGACAAAATGCTTTAACACAGTTAGGTGATAACCATACAGAAGAAGAATATCAAGAATGGTTAGATGGTGAAAATAGACAGATTTTAGAAAATCAAATGGTCCAACAAGAAGCTGAATATAGACCGGATGATGATGGTGATGAACAAGGAGATGATGATTATGATGGTGAAATGTAATTATCATATTATATCATTTCAAATCAAATCAAATCAAATCAAAAATTTTATGGATTACCAAACATAAAAAAAAGAAGCACTAGTAAATTTGTATAGTAGAAGGTTAAATAAAAACTAAATTATAGTGTGTTAATATTATATTGTTTAATATTATTTTAATTCCGAATCATATTACATTTAGTACATCTATTCGGTCTTTCGTCATATTGGAAGTAATTACTATCTTTTATCCAATTATGGACACAATTGGAAAAAATAAACACATCATTTATTTTTTGTTCTTGTGATAACATGTATATTTTTTCTTTTAATGTTTTAATTTCGTCTTTAATTTCTTTATTTCTATTCATTTTGTCTTTAATTATTTTTTCATTCATTTAAATTATAAAATATTTTAATATAGTAATGAATATACTACTATTATTAACTTTAATATTATTAATTATATTATTTACATATACTATGTTTATAGAGACATTTCAAACTTGTAATCAAACTTGTAATCAAAATTATAATCAAAATTATAATCAAAATTATGAATTTGTTCCTATATCAGAATTTGATTATCAAAAAGATACTAAATTTATTAATCAATTTGATAATAATTTAGATTTAGATATATCTGAATATAAAAATTTAAAAGAAAAATTAGAATATAAAAAAAAACATATTATTAATAACAAAAATATTAGTGAAAGAAATTCAAAACTAATAAATAATTTAGATAAAAGTACAAATTATCCACAAATTAAAAGAGAATTATCTTTAATTGAATTTGATGATATTTTAATTAGATTAAAACAAAATCCTTTATATAAATATAATAAATCTATAAATAATTTAAAAGAATTAAAATATGATCAGTCATTATTATATTCATATAATTTAGTAAAAGAATGGATCATTGAAAAAATAAGTATTTTAGCTGATGATAAATTGTATAAAATGAAATATGTAAATAATGAACGCTTTAAATATATCGAAGATAAATTACTAACATATAATATAAACTATAAAGAACATTTAGAACAATTTATTTTTAAAATGCGTGTATATCGTGATAATAAACAAACACATTTTATAGTATATTTTGATATATTATTTGATAATTATAATATTAAATATTATATTAATGATTTGGTAATTTTAGGAACAGATATAGAATCTAATATTTTATTTTCTAAATTTAATAAAAATAAATTTGGTTTATCAGATAAATTTAGTAATAAAACAACTAAATTAGATCTTAAAAATTTTTTAGAAGAAAAAAAAAAAAAAGAAGTTTATGAATATGATAGACATTATTGTTTTTATAAAAATGCCAAGAATAAAAATGAATGTATATCTATTTCAAAAAATGATAATACAATAGGTATTTATGATTCTCCATGTTCATATAATGAAGATTGTCCTTTTTACAAAAAAAATAATAATTATCCCAATAAAAGAGGTGGTTGTAAAAAAGGTTATTGTGAAATGCCTATAAATATAAATTTATTAGGTTATAAAGAATATTTAGATAGTAACAAAGCACTTTGTTATAATTGTAAAAAAGATAAATGTTCTGGTATAGAATGTAATATGTGTTGTGAAGAACAAAAAGATTCTGAAAAATACCCAAATTTGAATGGTCCAGATTATGCTTATCAAAATGATTTTAATGAAAGAATAAAACATTCTAATTATTTTGAAAATAATAATTTAACTCCTATAAAATTAATTGCTTAAACAATTATGTTGAATATTATATTTAACATTTGAAAATGGGTTTATATAATTTCTAAAATTTTCATTTTGTATACATTTTACAAAGTTGTAGCAGGTAATGTTGTTTTTGTATTAGTTTTTACATTGGTCACACTTCAGTGGACACCATTCTAAAAAGGTGCTTTGATTCTATCAAATCCATAAGTTTGCATTTGTTTATGTCTTCTATGTTATTGTGAATTAATTAATTTGGATTCTAAATTTGGTTTAAAATCACTGCAGCACCCACGACATAACTTTAGATCACAATAATTATTAGAACCGATTTGGTTTAAAGCGGTTGTTCTTATTTTTTTGAGTTTTGGGTGTTTACGCACACACCTTTTGTCACATTCTCCAGTGCGTTTCCAACGTCTATAATATCTACCCCAGGATTAGGACCATTTTTAAACCTCTTCACCTTTTTATTAAATAGAGTTCCATCACATATATTTTCTTTCTTATTCCATAAACAATGCAGTTCATAATCGTCGTTACACGATGTTTTTTCTCTCACATATTGACATGGATCTTGATTATTTTGTTCGCCGTCTGCTTCAGAGGCGGCGCGAATAGGGGCTACCTTAAAATTAAAATTCCCTTGATTTGTGTCAAATATAAAGACGCCACTACTAGATTCAGAGGGTTTGGGTGTGGATCTGGATGTACTCTTGGTCTCTCTCGATGTCTGCGCTCCGATAATAGGGACCGAATAATTTTCATTATATTTATTCATATAGTACATTATAACTAAAACTAATATACCAATCAATAAAACACAATTTAATGTATTCATATCTAACTTAAACTTTTCATATTATATAATTAACATATAAAAAATATTTTTTTAAATCTTTAAAATAAATAAATTATTTATTTTAAACTAATTTATAGATTATAATATTAATAATATAATAATGTTTTCTTTAGTTGATATTGTAAAATACTTAACTTTTATTAGTTATATTGGATTTATTGTATCATGTATAAGTGGTTTTGCTGAGATATCAACTAAGTTTGATTTATGTAAATGTATGATTTCGGTTCTTATTTTTATGAATGTTCCAGTTATATTATATAGTGAATTAATTAATGAAAATACATCTAATATGACACATATTCATTATATTCGATCATATATACAATTTGTAATATCACTACTTATAATAGGTTTATCACATATAGGTGTAGGATTTGGTATTTATGGTTTTACTATGTTTGTAGTTAATTTTTTAATGGGTGTGTTTGATTGTGATAATTCTATTAAACCTATTATGATTAATCCAAATATAAATGATAATCCAAATATAAATGATAATTAATTTATTTTATTTTAAATATAATTATAATTAAAATATTATATTAATATATATGGGAGCTTTTTTTGGTAAAGAATCATACGAAGATTGTGTGAAGAAATGTCAGAATAAAAAACAAAATGGAAATGATTTTGTTGTTGTGGGTAACCAAGATAAAATTCAAGCAGAACAAGAGGCAGAAGTGCGCAGTCGAGAGTTTCAGAAAAGGCAACAAGACGCAACCGCGGCTTCACAACAGTATTATAAAAGTAGAAGTGGAGTTTTACAAGGTGGTGGGAAAAAAAAAATAAATAGAAAACCTTCTAAAAAAAGAAAATTAAAAAAAAATAAAAAAAAATCTTTAAAAAGAAAAAAATAATTTAAAGTTATAACAAATTATAAATTTAGATGAATCTTTATTTAGAGTATTGGTTTACATTTTTTATTATATTTCCAATACTAGAATGGGGATTTCATTATGCATTACACCACTTTAAGAATAAAATACATAATAATCATCATAAAATAATTACAAATTATAGAATTGATAAAATAAAAAAATATAGAATTGAATTATGGCCTATTATTCCTATAGTATTATGTTTATATAATACTTTTTTTATAGGCGCTTTATTTTTTACAAAATATTATATCATTCATTCATTTATTCATATATATCCAGATATATTATCTAAAGAATTAAATGAACATCATAATATACATCACATTTATTCTAATTATAATTTTTGTGTAACAAATATTTGGCCAGATATATTATTTAAAACACAATATAAAATGAAGAATAAAATTTCTTAAGATGGCGCCATTCCTTTATCTATTTTAGTAGTTTCTTTATTATAATCTTCAGGTAATAACATATCATTTAATGCTTTACCTGGACCAACTAAAGGAAGACAAATTCCTTTTTCTATTTTAAATTCACATAAAATTGCTTTAGGATAATTAATGAATTCTTCTATAGTAGAATCTAAGTCTTCTATTTTATCACAACTTATACCTTTAATACCGTAACTTTCAGATAACATAGTAAAATTTGGATTTCTATCATTTATAGTAGCAGTATATCTTTCATCAAAGAATAATTGTTCCCATATAGTTACCATCATTTGGGCGTTATTATTCATAATTGCTATTTTAATAGGAATATCATTTTCTACAATTGTTTTCATATCAGTACATGTCATATTAAAACTGGAATCACCATCTATAACAAATACCATTTTATTTGGATTTGCTATTTTAGCGCCTATAGCATATGGTAGTCCAGCGCCCATTACACCTAATGAACCAGATGATAATATTTTTTTAGGAAAATGTGATTTAATATATTGATAAGTTTGCATTTGATGATTTCCAACACCTGTTGTAAAAATAACATCTTCATTTAAATATTTAGTATTTTTATATAATTTTACTAAAACATTTTCCATAAATAACATATTAGATTTATGTTGATAATTAAATTGATGTTTATATTTTAACTTATTAATATAATCTATCCAATTATATCTAGGTTTATGTTTTATATTTTTAATAACTTTTTTTAACCATTTTTCACAACTCATGTTAAAATTATAATGACTATTTACTACTTTTTGAATTTCAGTTTTTTCTAAATTAACATGAATAATTCCACCATTACCATTATTAAATGCTTCAAATGCTTTCGGAGCATATTCACTTAATAATCCAGTAGTTCTATCATCAAATCTAGACCCTAACGCTATAATACAATCAGCTTCTTGTAAACTATAATTTGCTGCAGCATTTCCATGCATTCCACACCATTGTAAAGATAATTTATGATCTTCATCAAATATACCACAACCATGAATAGTAGATGTTACAGGAATATTTCCAGCTATAGCAAATTCTCTTAATAATTTATATTCTTTTACACAACCTTGACCTAAATAAATTATAGGTTTTTTAGAATTATTTATAATATCTATTGTTTTTTTAAAACAAGCATCATAATTATTAAATATATTTTTAATAGAAGGAATTTTTATTTTATTTTCTATATTAGATATACATATTTCTAAATAATCAGATTTAGGCATACTACTTGACGCTACACATTTGGGAATATCAATATGAACTGCACCCATTTTTCCATTATATGCGATTTTAAAAGCCTTATCAAATTCTTTTTCTATATCTAATATACTTTTAATTTGTGTTGAATATTTTGTAACATGTTTACTTAAATCTATAGATGGTGCTTCTTGAAATGCATTGGTTCCGATAGCATTTAATGGTACTTGTCCTGTAATAAATACACCTGGTGTAGAATCATTTGTCATATCTAGCATTGGTGTAATTAGATTAGTAAAACCAGGACCACTTGTAGTCATTACAATAGCCTTTTCATTGTGATCTATATTTGATTTTGAGAAACCAGTTAAAGCGTGACCACAATTTTGTTCATGCGAATTTACATAATATTTAATATCACTTTTATATAGTGTATCAATCCAAGGCATAATACTACCACCAGAATAGATAAACGCGGTCGATACATTATTTTTTTTTAAACAATTGTAAAATATATCTTTAGCATAAATCATAGTTTTAGAATCATTTGTATTATTTGAATGGATATTAATGCTATCATTTACATATTTATTTTCATTTATAGAAGGAAATAATGTTTTATAAACTGCTTGTCTATAAAATCTCTTTTGAATATTTAAACTACTATGCTTAAACATTTGAATTTAATAAATATAAAATAATTAATTTTTAAATCAAATTTATATAAATGTATTTATTTTAATATAAAATAAATGTATTTAGGGTAAAGATTTAATCTAATTTATTTTTAAATATCAAGAAATATTGATTAAAAAGATTTTTTCATAATTAATTAGATAAATCTAATAGTAATCGCGAATAAATCATTAAAGGTTTAAATTTATCTATTATTTTTTGATCTTTTTCATAATCATTTAATTGTTCTTTAATAGATATATAATTATTATTTGTATTATTTGTATATATATCTATTTTTAACTCATATAACATATTTTCTAGTAATCTCATTTGTTCATTTAATAAAATAATTTTTTCAGAAAATTGTTTAGTATCACTAATATTTTTTAAACTATTTATAAATTTATAAAATTCACTTTGTAAATTAGAAAACAAACCTTTCTCTAATTCTATAATATTAGACATACTATTAATAATGAAATATATACTTTTTTTTTAACGCATAAATATTTTATTTTTTTAAATTAGACATATTACTTAATGTAAATTTTTTTATAAATTTATTAATTGGATTATTAGAATTATTAGAATTAGTTTTTTTAAATACATTATTACTGTTTTTTACATTTTTAATATTTTTTGATAATCCTAATTTTAATTCACCACTAAAACCAACTATTGTTAGTAATATAGCTTGTAAACCTAATATAAATATGATATAAAATAGTCCAAATACTAATAAATGCCAATTATATTTGTATTCAATATCGGTTTTTTCTTTTAAATATATATCAATATGTTCTAAAACAAATTTTAATCCGGATCTAGCAAATGGTAATGCTAAAATAAATAATAATATTCCATATATAACACTATTTGTTAGATTATATTTTCTTGAAAATTCAATACTTTGCCATAATATTCCAAATAAAGCAAATACATTTATAAAATTTGCTGATATAAATGGTACAAATTCTTCAGGATGTAATTGATATAAGTTTCCAAATAAATTTTTATCACTAATATGAGTTAATAAATGAGCAAATGCCACCATTAATATCATATAATACTTTAAAACACTAATATTTTGATTATATATTAATACATATGGAATAATAACAATAAATATTAAGTAAAATATTAATATACCTAAATTGGGAATTTTTAGACATAAACTTATTAAATCCATTATAAATATATATAATATTTTAAAATAAATTAAAGAATTAAAAAAGGATTTAATTAATGCTTTATGATAAATACAAACCAGTATTTTTAGATGATTACAAAATTCATTTAAATATAATACCAAAACTTAAAATACTATGTAAAAAAGATATAACCAATATCTTAGTATATGGTCCTAAAGGATCTGGTAAATTAACATTAGTAAAAAGTTTATTAAATACATATTATAATACAAATATAAAACAATCCACAAAATTAGTTAAAATAAATAATAAAGAATTATCTTTTAAAGATAGTCAGTATTATTTTGAAATAATATTAGATAATTATTATAATAAAAAAAAATTCGAAGAATTAATATTATATTTATGTGGTTCAAATGATATAAATAATAAATTTAAATTAATTATTATAAAAAATATTGAATATATTAACAATGAATCATTACGGATAGTAAAATATTTTATAGAAAAAAAATCTAATAATATTAGATTTATTTTTATAACTTCAAATATATCAAATATTAATGATTTTTTTAAAGGATTTTTTTTATTATTAAGATTGCCTTATCCAAATAAAACTGAAATATATAATTATGTATCATCAATATATAATATAAATAATTCAAAAATAAAATCAATAATAAATGAAACTAATAATTTGACTTCATTATTTTTATTACTAGAAATTAATATGATAAATAATTATATATGTCCTTATAATACATTTTCAAATAAATTTATTCAATTATTAACAACTAAAAAAATAAATAATATATTAAAAATTAGAGAATTATTATACACTATTATGTCTAAAAATTATGATCTTAAAATAATTTGTTTAAATATTTTGAAACAAATTTTAAATTCTAAATCTGATAACAAAAAGGAAATAATAGAATTATATACTAAATTTGATAATAAAAATAATTCTTTTAAAAATATTATTCATATTGAAGCTTTATTAATTAATATTACAAAATTATACAACATTTAGGTTCTTTAATTTTTTTTATATTTTTAATATCATTTGATTCGAGATTAAAATTATCAACTATCATAATACCGTTCTTATTATTTGGAACTAAATCCAAATTAATTAATTTACTATCTATATCTGTTACAATGTTTTTAAATAAATGATCAATATTAATATTTTCTTTAGCCGAAACCTCAAAATAATTAATATTATAATCTCTACATAATAAATTAATATCACTTTGTGATACACTTTTAGTCTCATCACATTTATTTCCTATAAGTTTTATTAACACATCTTTATTACAATAATATTCGATATTATTAAACCATTTTTTTAAATTATAAAATGATTTTAAATTTGTTAAATCAAAAACTATTATAGCAACTGCTATATTTCTATAATATGATGTAATTATACTATTAAATTTCTCTTGTCCACTTGTATCCCAAATATGTAATGTATATTCATTGTTATTATGATTAATACTTGATGAAATAAAATCAACACCAATAGTGGCAGAATTATTTAAAATAAACTTATTATTTTTATATCTACGTAATATAGATGATTTACCAGAAAATTGGTCTCCCAATACAATTAATTTTAATTTAATTTTTTTACCCATATAATTTATTTATAAAATAATTTAAAATTTATTACAAATCCCAAATGTTTTGCGATGATATTTAGTTATACCATATTCTTTTATAGCGTCTATATGTTTTTTAGTTCCATAACACATATTATTTTCCCAATCATATTTTTTTAATTGTTCATCGTCATTTACTAAATCTTTAATGTAATCATCATGATACTCTTTTGCTAATATACTAGCACACGCTATAGGTAAATATTTGTTGTCTCCTTCTATAATACATGTATGATCTATAATATCATTATTATGATAATAAGGTTTAAATGAATTACCATCAACTAATATTAATTCTGGTACTACATTTAATTTATCCAATGTATCATGCATTGACATATGAGTAGCATTTAATATATTGTAATTATCAATAATAGTATTATCTTTATAACTTACTGCAAAATCAATAGCATTATATTCAATATATTCTCTTAACATATGACGTTTTTTTCTAGATAATTTTTTAGAATCTTTAATTTGTTTTTGAATCTCACAATCTAAATCTTTTGGCCATATTACTGCTGCAGTAAAAACTGGACCCGCTAAACAACCTCTTGCTACTTCATCTATTCCTACTTCTAATTTATCACTATAATATTTTTCCATTAATTTATATTTATAAGTATATTTTTAAATAAATTATCTTTACTATTATTAATGTGTGATAGAAAATTAAATTTTTTTGAATCTAAAGATCCATATGTTATTGGAGCACTATTAAATATATATATAGATATTAATGATTTGACTCAATCCTATTTTAGTAATAATAGTAAATTAAATGATAAATATATGTGGGTTGAAGGTAAAAAAAATAGCTTAGGAGATAAAAAATCACATGGTGGGTTTGTTAAACTATTAAAATCTAAAGGTGTAAAAGCATATATATTACCTAAAATAAAACAATTAATATTTAATAAAGAAGAAAATAAAGAATATATAAATAAATTAAATGATATTGATATTAATAACGTACAAATCCAAGGATTAAATCAAACTATTTTTTTTACATTAAATAATAAAATTAAATTACTTGAATTTGAATTATGCGAAGAAGATAGTGATGATGAAGAAATCCCTGAATTAGATCGTTTATATGATAATGATGAACTTATTATTGAGGAAATAAATGAAACAAATAATTCTGATGAATCAGACGATGATTCAGACGATGATTCAGACGATGATTCAGACGATGAATCAGAAAATACCAAAGAAACCCAAGTTGACACCAAAGAAAACCAAATTGACACAAAAGAAAAACAAGTTGACACTAAAGAAAAACAAGTTGACACAAAAGAAAAACAAGTTGACACTAAAGAAAAACAAGTTGACACAAAAGAAACCCAAGTTGACACAAAAGAAAAACAAGTTGACACAAAAGAAACCCAAGTTGACACAAAAGAAACCCAAGTTGACACAAAAGAAACCCAAGATGACACCAAAGAAACCCAAATTGACACAAAAGAAAAACAAATTGACACTAAAGAAAAACAAGTTGACACCAAAGAAACCCAAGATGACACCAAAGAAACCCAAATTGACACTAAAGAAAAACAAGTTGACACTAAAGAAAATACAATAACAGATTTAAATAAATTACAGAAATATTCTAATATGATTAATAAAAAAGAATTTGATGTCAAAACATTAATGAATGTAGTTCCATTAGAAAATGATAGATATGATATATTAAAAAAAAAATTAACTAATATGTCTGTAAATTCATTATCACCAGTACCAGTAAAAGTAGAACAACCAATTTCAGTAGAAACCCCAATTTCAGTAGAAACCCCAATTTCAGTAGAACAACCAATTTCAGTAGAAAAACCAATTTCAGTAGAAACCCCAATTTCAGTAGAAAAACCAATTTCAGTAGAAACCCCAATTTCAGTAGAACAACAAGTACAACCAGTTTCAGTAGAACAACAAGTACAACCAGTTTCAGTAGAACAACCAGTTTCATTAGTACAACCAGTTTCAGTAGAACAACCAGTTTCATTAGTACAACCAGTACAACCAGTACAACCAGAACAACCAGTTTCAGTAGTACAACCAGTACAACCAGTACAACCAGTTTCAGTAGAACAAGTACAACCAGTTTCAGTAGAACAAGTACAACCAGTAGAATATAATAATACATTACCAGTAGAATATAATAATACATTACCAGTAGAATATAATAATACATTACCAGTAGAATATAATAATACATTACCGGTAGAACAACCAGTACAACATGTTTCAGTAGAACAACCAGTTTCAGTAGAACAACAAGTTCCAGTAGAACAACAAGTACAATCTAATACACTTCCATTACGACAACAATTGCCTTTAACAGATGTTAAAATTGGTGGGAATAATAATGTAGAAAAATTAGTTAAAAATTTATATGAACAAATAGAAAATAGATTTAATAACATAGAAGATAAAATAGATGAAAATTCAACATTATCACAATTAGGAGGTTATAGATTATTTCCTAAAAATATTAGAAATGGTAGAAGAAAAAGTAAAAAAAAAATAATAAGAAAAATAAGAAATTCTAAATATAAAAATAAATTTTTTATTTAAAATAATTTATTTAAATAAACTATTAAAATCTATTTCGATGCTTTATATTTCATTATAATATAACCATTTATATCTTTAAAATTATTAAATCCATATGAATTATAATAAGAATTTAATTGTTTTTTTATAGGATTATTTTTTTTTATATATATTAATAAATTGGGTAAATCAATACTTATTTTTAATTTATTATTATGTATTAATTTAAATAAATGATTTAATAATATTGTCATATAACCTTTATTTCTAAATAAATTATTAGTACATAAAGACCATAAAGTATTATCATTAATACATAAATATGATAATGGTTTTAAATCAGTATTAATTAGAATAACTATATATTCATTTAATACAAATTTTGTAAATAATTCATCGTATTTTTTATTATACATTTCATCATTATCATAATGTTCATAATTAAAACATCCTTTTTTAGTTTTATTATTTGTATCAAATAACATATCTATTAAATCTTTAAAAAAATTTTCATTTGAATTATTTATATTTAATTTTTGTTTAGATTTATTTGAAATATGTAATACAAACATTCCATTTGTTTTAGTTAAATAAAAATGAATAGAATTAGACGTATTATCTATTATATTTTGTTGAAATAAATTAATTATATCCATTATATTAATTGAATTTATTTTTATAAATGAAAATTTATAATTTAATTTATAAAAATAATATTTAATCATGATCTATATCATATGGATGTTTATGAAAATGTATATGATTTGATTCTATATTATCATATATATTTGAGTCTACAAATTTATCATCATTTTCATTAAACAAATAAAAATTTTGATTATCATAACCATTTTTACATAAATTAGCAGTATATATATTAGTATTTATTACATCACCATCTATTAATTTAGTTTGATTTAATAGTTGCTTTTTTTCTAAACATTTAATTTCATATGATTTTGTTGTAGATCTTATTTCCTTATATTCACCATCTTTATTTTTATATCTAAATATAATTGATCGTATTCCATTATTCCAATTATCACCCAAATCTCTAACATTTGTAATACCTGGTGAATTTACTAAATATTGTGTAGGATTTTTTATTTCTATTTTATCTGAATTATTATTGGTATTATCACAGATAAAAGGTGATTGTTTCTCATCGTCTGTCCCAACTTCAAACATACCCATCTCTGCCCAATGATATTTTGCTTTTTCTATTCTAGTAGATCCCCAGGTTAAATTTACGCCTGGTAAAGTTGCGTCCTTAATATCTTGATTATTATCTATATAACAAAGAGCTTGTTTATCAGAAATTGTATTAGACAAAGTGTGAATTTGAGGGGGGTCTAATGTAATTTTTGGTGATATTATATCACTAGAAATATCATATCCATAATTAGGTTTACTAAATATAATAGCGCTATATGGACCTTCTATTTTTAAACTCATCCATTTACCATGATCATTTGGATTTAACCATTCATTTATATTGCCAATATAAGGTAAATTATTTGTATTTTCATAATCAAATCCTATACGAAATTCTCTTCCAGTATAATTTAACGCTGAATATAAAATAAATGGTTTAGATGGGACAACTGATTCAATATTTATAGGTCTAGATCCATTTAATATCTCAATATGTTCTTTATTTATACAATTCTTCATATTATTTTCATCTTTTAAACAAATTTCTTTGTCAAAATGATATGGTATATTTTTTATATATCTTAATGTATCTGCTGTTATTTCTATAGGATCTTCGTCGCCTAATGTAATACTTCCATCAACATATAAAGTATCATATGCGTTTATATCATATTTTTGTGGAACTATAGACCAATTATATATATATAAATCATTTTTGTTAAAATTTGCTAATTGTGTTGTATCAGAAAAAGAACCAATAACTTTTTTATATAATTCATCATTACAATTTAATGATAAATTAATATTTTGATCAGAACAAAAATTTAAATAAACATAATGTCCATTAATTTTATAAGTATTTATTATTAAAAATTTATCATCCATTTGAATAGGAATTTTTCTATCACTCAATGTTTCAAAATCATAATAACCATCTTTAAAATCCTCATAAAAATCAAAATCAACTGGATTTTTATTAATATCTTTTAAAACATCCTCTGTTTTAGTATTTCCATCTTTATTAAATTTATTAAAAAATTTAGGAATTATTATCCATTTTCCATAATTTAAAGCATCATTTATATTATTATAACAATATATATCTACTTTTTTACCACAATTAAAAATTGTATCAATTGTACTATCACAAATACACAAATATGATGTTATATTACTTAGATTTTGTAGTAATACTTCATGTCCATAATAAACAAATTTTTCGTTTTTATTTTCTACATCTATAAATTTCCATAATCCACTGCTTGTATTTTCATTAATATTAGAATTGATACTTTCTTCATCTATATTACCTAAATCAAATGATGATGAACGAATAGGTGTGGATTTCATCCCACATTTCCAAGGATGGTCTGTATTATTAATATCTTTACAATCACCATCTCTAGAATTTTTACCTGTTTTACAATTATATTTAGTTTCATAATATTCTAAACATTTTCCATCTTCTTTTTTATACTTATTTTGTGGAACACATGATTTATTTTTATAGTCACTTTCACATCTTAAATTAGTTATTGATAGTTTAGAACAACAATAATCATTGTTTTTATTTTTTGGTATACATCCTGATTGAATACAATTTTTTTTTTTAGGAGTACCTTTTAATAAGAGTGCCTCATATACTATACCAGAATTACGCTTAAAACATATAGAATCACTTATTTGTTCTCTACACATACTACCATTATTTAAATAATAACTATCATCAGGTTTATTTTTATAATCACCATCTAATGTAGGAACATTAACTTTAAAATTAAATTGTGTATCAAATGTTATAAAATCGTGTTGACCATCTTTACCTAAAAATATATTTGTATTATCATATATTATATCTTCATTAATTTTATTTCCTTTAATAACATTTTGAATAATAAAAGCATCTTTATTTTTTAATAAAAAATAAAGAAAAATTAAAATTAAAACAATTAAAAAAATTATTATCATTAATATAGACTAATACTTTTTTTTCATTTAATCTAAATTATTCCAGAATGACTTTCATGTTGTGTTGATATATTTTTATATTTTTTAGTTGATATTTCAGAATTAATTAATCCCGTAATATCAGATTTTAATTTACCTTTATCTATTTTAAAATTAATTGATGTATTACCACTTTTACATTCTTGATCTTTCATAGATGGAAGATTTAATTCTGGTAAATTTTGCATATCAATATCTACTTGTGTTCTATTTTTATATTTATACAGTTTAGTTATTGCATTTCGCCTTATATTTCTCAAATTATTACATCTTTTTCCTGCAGATTCCCAACATACTCCTGGCGATGATCTATGTCTTGCTTTACATCCATATTTTAATACACTATCATAATCTGATTTTCCAACACCTTTTTTACAACACATACCATGAGCACATTTTTGACCATCTTTTGCACTTAATACCCAACCACCTTGTGGTTCAAATAATGAATTATATGTTATTTTATTATAGTCTTTATTACCAGTGTCATTTACACCAACTTTTAATCCAAATTTATCTGTTTCCCATTTTTTTTGTGTTCTTAATGATAATGATGCTGGTATATTTGAGAAACCTATACATTTATCTTCATCATTAACAGATTTTAATTTAATATCTGATAGACCATTTATTTTTTTTAAATTATTTTTAGTTAAACAAGCATCATCGATACAATATGTATGTTTTCTAAATATAGGTAATTCTAAAGCATTAAATAATTCAGATTTAGTTATACATTCTAAACCTTTTTCATCTTTAATACATAATTTATTTACATTAATAGTATCAATATCCATTTGTTGTTGATTATTTATAACAATATTTTTATTTGAATAAATAGTATCCTCATCAAAATGTTCTGTTGTCTTATAAAAATACATAATAATTGTTAATAATAGAAAAGATAGAATTAATAATATATACATATTATAATATAATAAAAAAATTAATAAAACTATTTATTTACTTATTATGTATATGTCCATGAGCATGAAAATAAGTATTAGATTTAATTATATTATCTGAATTATCTTTTGATGGTTGTATAAAATAATTTAATTCATCAAGATCATTTAATTTTTCATCAATATTTTCTTTATTTTCTTTATTTTGATTGTCTTTTATTATAGTATCGCCATTATTTTCTTGAATACATGTTTCTAAATGATTATCAAAAGCAGTTCCCAACCAATCAGGCTCATTATCAGGTGGTCTTGTAGGCCATGATCCCTTTGTTTTTGCCTTCTCTCTATCTTTACGCCTTTGTTTCCACCAGGCATGTGATCCAGGCACCGCCGTCACTTCCGTTTCCGTTTCCGTTTCCGTTTCCGTTTCCACATCAATCTCTAGTTTGTCATTCATACAATTTAATATTTTAGTGTGTTGTTCTGTTATTGGATTACAAACTTTATTATATAATGGATTAAAAGAATTAGGACCATTACAAAAATATTTTAAATTAGGATAGATATTATCATTTTCACCACATACACCATTATGAGATACTCTATGATTATCAATATTTCCTAAAATTTTAGATGCTTTTACAATAGCGTTATCTTTTAATAAATATCTTACATTATTATTATTTTCATCTATATAATATCCATTATAATTTGGATCAATTGGAAAAGATTCTGGTAAAATATACCATCCATGATTATTATTATTGCTTAATTCACCTTCATCTCCGATTTCCTTTATATAATTATAATCAGCTATACATTCATTAACTTTATTATGATTGTTATCATAGGGTCCTTTACCATAACCATATCTAGTATTACAACACCATCCACCAAAATCGGTTCGTCCTGTGCCCTCCTTAAAATTATGAAATAAAACGCCTCTTTTTAATTGATCTATATTTTCCAAAGGAGTAGCGCCACCTGTACTAATATTTAACTTATTTCTATATGATTTAATTATTTCATTATATATCTCAGAATTTGGATATGGCATCGCTGGATTCTCTATGTCAAATGGTCCGTTTTTATCCATTTTGTCTTTTTTGGGGTTGTGATCCAACTTAGATCCATATAATAAATGATATGGATATGTATATAATTTTTCATTAGGAGAATGTTTCAAATTTATATTTGTTAAATTAACACCGGTTATAGACGAGTTAGTTTGACCCCATTGCCCATCCGAATTCCCACGCCCACCTTCCATCACCCAATTTGGACGATCGTCACAAGCATAATCTCTACTTCCTTGTCGTCTTGGATCAGTATTAACTTTAGGTTCTTCATAAGGTTTTTCTATATCCTTAGATTTATATTTTAAACAATATATTTTTTTTTTATTTTTGTTAAATACAGAATTAGTTCCCAAGTCTTCTTTGCAAACGCGTAACCAATTTTTGTCCTTTATCCAACCATCATCATCAATAATTTTAGGTTTCATTTTATCATTTGAAATTTCAGAATTTGAAATTTCAACATTAAATAATTTATTATTACTTAAACTTTTATTTTCTCTAGAAATTATTTGTTCAGAACATTTATGTAAACATTTACGACTTTGGAAAGGGTCATTACAATCTACATTAGTACAATTAATTTCTGATTTTTTATCTTTATAATATGGATATTTTCTTGGATTAAAATCATTATTAGGAGTGTCTTTATATAATGCTTTTGTTGCCGTACATTCATGATTATTTTTAAAAAGTAATTGATCTTTTGTGCTTTCAATATCCATCCCAGTTCCTCTAAAATCAGCGTAATAAGGCATTACATATTTAGGATTTGTATAACTTTTTTCAAGTGCTTTTATTTTTTCTCCAAGGGTTTCTGTGTGATATTTAGTATCACCATATGTACTTATAGTATCTTTATTACTATCTATATTTCTTAATTTTAAACCACGATTTCCTTTTAATATATCAAACTCATTTGGACCTATACATATTTTTTCTTTATTAGATGTATTTGTATCTATATAATTAAAACATAGTTTACTAGGTAAATCTTTTACAGAATCTATTTTACAATATTTATTGTTTTTATTATTTAAATTACAATCATGGTTATAATAAACTTCTGAATCTGTTGTACCATTACTATTTGTTTTATAAAATTGTGGAGCATCTATTTTTCCACCAATTAAGTTTAATTTTTCTTTATTAATACAAAAATTTCCTATACATAGATCTTTTTTAATAGATATTTTATTATTATATTTATTATCAATAATTAAATTATTTTTACTTAAATCAATATCTAATTTATTTAATTCTTCTAATTTATTCTGATTCATATTAATAGCTAAATTGCGGTTTAATAATATTTTTTTATCTGATATATCTATTTTGTATTGAAATAGTTCATTAAATGTAAAAATTTTATAACATAAATATAAAATAATTCCAATAAAAAATAAAATTAATATATTCATATTAATTATATAATTTATTATTATTCAGTCAATGATTCATTAATTTCTTCAATTTTTTCATATAAATCATCAATTTCTCTATATTTATAATTTAATGAATTATTATCATTTTGTTTATCTTTGTTTCTTATATATTTACGACTAGAACATAAATCTAAAGATAATTTTTTAATTTCATAAATTTTTTGTAAATATTTAAATAAATTTATATCCACGTTAGGATGATTTTCTATTTTTAAATTATCATCATTTAATATATTATAACCAAGTTTATATTTTAATATTTGTGGTTTTAAAAGTAAATTTTTTTTATTATGTCTATTATAATTTAAATAATTTATAAATGGCATCATAAATCCAACTTGATTTTGTATTAAAATACCATTAGATGATGTAGCAATAAAACATCCGGTGCTATCATAAATTAAATCATATACTCTTGTTTTATTTATTTGTTTTGTATCCCAATAGGATGTCTTCCAATTGTTTCCTTCTTTTTTATAAATAAAATTATCAAATAATCCTATACCAATCATAATTTCATCACTTGAATACATTATTTTTTTCATTGGTTTATCATGATTGATTGGACCTGTCCAACCTTCAATTTTATTATCTTCTATATCATTATTTGATAATTTATTAGAGGAATAATCTTGGAACATATCTATATTATCTTCACTTTCATCATCATCAAGGTATTCACTATCACTTTCATCCTCAAGGTTCGTACTCTCATTATAAGATATTTTTGGAACCAACGTATTTGATGTATTTTTATCCGATTGATTTAATGAAGATGATTCTTTTTTAACTGTTGTAACCATAGGTGTTGTATTACCAAAATAATTCCAATCATTTTGCTGATATATTTGACCATTATAACTACTAATACCTAATAATTTTTCAGTTTTGATATCATAACACAAACTTTTTATTTTAGAATCATACGCTAAAAGTTCCCATTCACTATTTAAATTAATATCATTTTTTCTATAAATATTATATATAGGATTATTATCTTTATCATAAAATAAACCGATACACATCATTTTTTTATTTTTATCATATGTAATATCATAAATAATAATATTATTTTGAATAAATAATGAATCATTAAAATCGTTAACCTTAATCCATTTATTTGAAGCAAATGTATCATCTATTTTAAATAAATTAAATCCATTATTTATATTTTTATTACTCGAACTTTTAATAAATGAACCAAAATATTTATTATATAAATTATCATTAGGATCTAAAGTAATATTATGAATATTATTATTTTTAACTATATTAGAATTAGTAAAATTTTCAATACTATTTTTATATATTAATAATAATAAAATAATTACTATTATAAAAAATAATAGTATAAAAATATAATTATTTTTATTAAATTTCATATTAATATTATATAATATTTATTTTTAATTTATTTTTATTTTTAATATTATGAATTCCTTTTTTAATTGCTTCATATTGTTTATTAGCTTGATCATGTGTTCTTAATTTATTAATATTATATTTATTTAATTCTTCATATGTCATTTTGTTTTGAATATCATAAATATTATTTTCTAATTTAGTTATAAATTTTTTTTTTTTTTCAATTAAATCTAAATTAAATTTTTTCAAAATTAAATTTTGTTTATTCGGTTTATTTAATTTTTTTAATTTTTCACAAAATGTTTGCCATAAATTAATTCCTGCTTTTGTTTCTTTAAAATGATCATTAGGTTTATATTCTCTTAAAAATATTTTATCTAAATCATAATATTCGAAATCTCTATTTAATTTTTTAAATGATTTTAAATTTATATCTTTTATATTTTCTCTTATCTCATTTAATTTTATTTTTTCATATGATCTTTCTTTAACACATATATCATTATCATTATCATTATCATTATCATTATCATTATCATTATCATTATCATTATCATTATCATTATTTATTTTTTCTAAATTAATATTTTCATTAATAATATTATAAATATTAATACTATCTGTATTATACATCATATCTAATAAATTATAATAATCATAAAATGCTTTAATAATATTTGAACTTATCGTTTTATCTAAATTTAAAGTATTATTTAAATCATTTATTATAAATTTAATATTATCTATATTTATTTTTATTAATTTTAATTGACTTATATTTTTTGTTTTGATAACATCTAATTTATATCCTAAATTATAAAAAAAACTAATTGAATCTGTTTTGTCTAAATTTAATGGATAGCAAAAATTAGAATTTTTCTCAGAACCACCATAAAATCCGTCTAATGATGTACTAGTTGGTTCTAATGATGTACTAGTTGGTTCTAATGATGTACTAGTTGAATCTAATGATGTACTAGTTGGTTCTAATGATGTATTAGTTGGTTCTAATGATGTATTAGTTGGTTCTAATGATGTATTAGTTGGTTCTAATGATGTATTAGTTGGTTCTAATGATGTACTAGTTGGTTCTAATGATGTACTAGTTGAATCTAATGATGTACTAGTTGGTTCTAATGATGTATTAGTTAGTTCTAATGAACTATTGTGATAATTAATCCATTCTTTATTTTTTTTATTCCAATTCCAATTTCTGAAACTAGTATCAGTTATTGGAGTATTAAACAATTCTTTATGGGTTTTAAATAAATCATTTATATTTGTAATTAATGATTTAAATTCTTTATCTAAATGTATAGTATCTTTATTCAGATATACAGAAAAATCATTGTTTATAATTATTGTGTCTAAATATGTAAGAATATTGTCAACTTCTGTATTTATATTTGTATTTGTATTATTAAATTTATTAATAATATTTATAGATTGTTCATTAATATCATTTAAAGTAATTATATGTTTTTGAAATAATTTAAAACAATATTCAAATGAATTTTTAACATGTTTTTTGTTATTATTTGAGTTAACTAATATTTGATTACTATCAAAATGTTCTCTATTATATTTAAGATTTGTTATATACAGAAAAATACAAAATATACTAAATAGAACTATAATAATAATAATATCATTAGTATTTAAATTAAATTGATACATTTAATATAATAATATAAAAAAACTTAAAAAACTTAAAAAATAGTATTAAAATTTAATGTTTAAAATCACTATTTAAATGTTGTAGATTTTTTTTTATTGATTCTATATTACAATTATGACATTTTTTTTTAACATTTGTTGCTTTAACATAATCTTTATTATCTTTTGTTTGACATTTACTTTCTTTTTTATTAGAATTAGAAATATTTGTTTTATTTAAAAGTAAATCTGAAACATTTAAATCAACTGCCATATTTTCTGACGGAATTAATTTTTTATCATTTAATTCATTTAATATATGATAATTTTTATTTAATTTTACTTGTGTATCTTTTTTACATTCATTATTAATGTTATCTTTTCGTGTTTTTTCTATAGTAAGTTCTTTTAATATTTCTTTTAATTCTAACAGTTTTTTATCTAATTCATCTAATTCTTTATATTCAGTTTCTCTCTCTTTAATATTATCGATATCTTGTTGTATTTCAAGATCGTTTTCTATTTTTTTACATCTTTGTTCAGCGTTTTCTAAAGAATCAAACATATTTATTAACTTTTGAGATGAAAATTTATCATTAAAATCAATTGATGATATATCTTGGAATGATTCCTTAAATTTACAAGTCATAAATAATAATGATAGTATAATAATTAATAATGATATTATAATAAATTTAATTTCCATATAAATTAAACATATATTAAAATTTTTTATATTTTAAAGTAGTAAATAATAGTAAAATAATTATAAATATTAAAAATAATACTAATAATATATTCATTATTATATCTTAATATTTTAATAAATTAATAATTAATATTAAAATTGTTAAATTTAACAAAAACATAAAAAGTTTAAATAAAATCATATATTATTAGATTATAATATTTGTTTAAAATAATTTAAAAAAAAACATAATTTATTAAACTAATCATGGAGAGAACGACAGCGTTGGACTTGGTACCGGATCTAAACTTTTTCTAAGTAAATCAGGACATATTGTAGTTTGCATCCAAGGACTTACCGGTGTTGTAGGGCATGGTGGGTCACTTCTTAATCCTCTGTTGGCATTTCTTAAAGAACAACCTACCGTATTAACACCAATATGATGACCAGCGATTAACAAATTTTGATCATTGATTTTACTATCATTGATTTGAGGATTAATATTATTAAAAAGCGAATTATCACTAGGTAATAATTCTTTAGCATTTAATGTGGCGCTTGAATTGGCGCTTGATGCGACTGCGCTTGTTGCGACTGAACTATTTTGAAAAGTTTCTAAACTATCTTTATCGCTAGATGACATCATGGCCTGCGCTTCAGCAATCTCTATAGCATATTTAGTAGATATATCTTCCTCAGTCTGGGGATTGCCCGTTGGCATGGGATAGTCCGGTGGCATGGGATTGCCCGTTGGCATGGGATAGTCCGGTGTCTTGGTATCTTCCACAGTCTGGGGATTGCCCGTTGGCATGGGATAGTCCGTTGGCATGGGATTGCCCGTTGGCATGGGATAGTCCGTTGGCAAGTCATCCTCGGTGTCTTCGTATTCCGGGGTGTCGAGATCGAATGATCGCCCATCAAGAGAGGCGTTATTTTCCCGCCAAGAGTTCCCTGAAGACGTATTTATATAAAACATTTCATTTTCTTGATTAAGTAATGTGTATCCAAAAAATCCAGATAACACAATAACTAAAATAGAAATAAGAGTACATACTTGATTACCAAGTTTTTTTTTATTCATATTTACTACTAATAAAACAATAACACCACAAACAACTAATAAAACAAATTTATTAACATTATTATCTAAACTCAAATTCATTGTATATAATTAAAACATATAATTTTTTTTTAATATTATCTAATTAAAAAAAATTAATTAATAAAATCTTTTAATTGTTTAAATTTATTTTCAAATGAATTTATAATTAAATCACGTTCATTAATCATTTTTTCATATTTTAATTTTAATTGATGAATTTCTAAATTATTCTCATTAGAATCTAAATTATTCTCATTAGATTCTAAATTATTCTCATTAGAATCTAAATTATTCTCATTATATTCTAAATTATTCTCATTAGAATCTAAATTATTCTCATTAGATTCTAAATTATTCTCATTAGAATCTAAATTATTCTCATTATATTCTAAATTATTCTCATTAGAATCTAAATTATTCTCATTAGATTCTAAATTATTCTCATTAGAATCTAAATTATTCTCATTATATTCTAAATTATTCTCATTAGATTCTAAATTATTCTCATTAGATTCTAAATTATTCTCATTAGATTCTATATTATTATCAGTAGATTCTAAATTATTCTCATTAGATTCTAAATTATTCTCATTAGATTCTAAATAATGATTATCAATAATATTTAAATTTGTTGTCACCTCAAAATCTAAATTACTATTATCTATAATATTTGAATTATTGGTATCTATATCTGATAATAAATTATCATTAATTAAATACACACTATCTTGTCCTTTTTGAAATACTTTAATTTGTAAAGGAACCCATTCACATATAACTTGTTGTTTTAAAAATCTTAAACCTTGAAATTTTAAAACAGATAATATTTTAGATCCAATATTAATATCATTATAAGTAATAATGTTATTATTAGAATTATAAATACTACAACCTAAATCACCTTTTACTATAGGTATCTTTATCTTTAATGATGGTGGTTTTTTGCCTCTTCCTATTTTAATAGGTGTTTTGTAAAATTCTTCTACAACATCCAAAGGAAATTCTTTACTAAACCATTCTTTACTATTATTTTGGATTTGTAATATATTATAATCATCAACATTTGTTATAAATTCATAAAATTTCCAATGATCTTTATCAAATTCTAATTCTAAATTACATCTTATATCACTTCGAACTATTCCTTTATTACTTAATAATCGAGGAGTTTGTATATATATAGGTTCATTATTATAATGAGCAACTGACATAAAACTACCTCCTTTAACTTTTTCTGGAGGTTCAAATTTAATTTTCTGTATATCTATATTCTCAAAATTAATAACACTAATATTAGACATTTTATAACTATTTTTCTTTTTTTTTTTAATTTTTAAAAACGCAATTAAACTATTATTATATCTTTTAATTTAAATTTGTAATAATATATATTATTAATATACCATAATTTATCAACATAAAAATTAGCTTTTAAATAACTATCTTTATCTATATTATAAATAGTTAAATTTTCATTTGATTTGTTCTTAACATTAGTTAAAATTTTTTTATATTTTTCATTTATTTTTGTATATACTATTGTGCCATTATCTGTATATCTTAATTGTGAATTTAATTCTTCTTTTGATATATTTAATAATTCTATAAGTTTAGATTCAAATGTCTCAATAAAATATTCAAATAATTTACAATATTCTAAATCTGTAATTTTTAAATTTATAAAATAATTATTAAATTTGGATTCTAATCCAAAAGGAACATATAGTTCTGGAGACCAAAAATCTATATAATTATTATTCAATTTAATATCAAATGAATTTTTAATTGATTTATCTATAGTTATTTTCTTTATATCTATATCTTCAAATTTCATTACTATTAAAATAGTTTTTTCTTTAAATAAAAAAACTTGTATTTATTAAATGATACATGAATTAAGTAATTCAGTTTTTGAAAAAATTATCAAAAATATTAATACACCTGAAAACATTAAAAAAATTCAGTTAACATTACTAGATCCTTTAATATCATATACATATAATAGAATTTACCCTTATTTTATGTTAATTATTATAATATTTATGTTAACATTTATATTAGTAATAATTATATTAATTATTTTATTAAAAAAAATAAAATAATAAAAACTATATGGCTGATTATAATCAATTATCTAAAGATATTGATATATGGTTGAAATATAATGATTCAATTGATAAATTAAATAATCATGTTAAAGTTTTAAAAGAAAAAAAAAATAATATAGAAAGTTCTATAATATCTACTATGGAAAATCATAATTTAACACAAAAAAAACTTAAAATAAATGAAAAACATGTTCATTATAATATATCCCATACTATGCCACCATTATCATTAAAATTACTAGATAATGTTTTAAATGAATTTATGACACCTAAAATTAAAGAAAAAATATTAGAAAAAATACAACTATATCGTGAGCAGAATAAAACACAATCTATAAATCTAAAAAAAAAAAATATTAATCGTAAAAAATCAAATAAAAAATCTGCGTAAAAGTTTTTAATTTTAAATAACACTATAATTTACTAAAAAAATAAATTATAATGCCTAAATATACATCAAATGAATTAATATATTGGTCATCAAAATCTATAAAAGATGAATTATTATTTGATAAAATATTAGATATTCATGATGATATAAATAATTTTTTAGATTTACATAATTTAACTATTAAAACCGATAAGGAATTATTTTTAATGCATTTATTAATATTTATTTATGATAATTCATTATCTTAGTATATATTAATGAGTAATTTAGAAGTTAAAGTTGAAGAATTACAAGAATTATGCGAATCAACAAAAAATAAAGGATGTGGTAATATAAACTTATCAAAATGTTATCTTAAAGAACTAGGTAGTGGTAATTTTGGATTTGTAAAACAATGTATGAATTCTAATAATAATCAATATGCTGTTAAAAAAGTTAAATCTGAAATAAATATAGAAAAAGAAAACATAGATTTAATAAATGAAGCTATTATTATGATAAAAAGTGGAGAACATTCTAACATTGTTAGAATAATGGGTGTAAATATTTTACCATTAAATAATGAAATTGATGTTTCAATATTACTAGAAATATGTAATTTGGGATCTCTTAAATCCCAATTGTTAAATCATAAAGAAAAAAAAAAATCAATTAATTCATCTACATTATATAAATTGGTTAATGATATTGTTTCTGGAATGGAATATTTATCAAAAAATAATATTATTCATAATGATTTATCGACAAGAAATGTTCTTTTAAACTCAAATACAAATGAGATTAATAATTCAATAGCAAAAATTAGTGATTTTGGATTATCAAGAAAATTAAATAAAATTGATCGTAAATTAGGTTATATGATTGATAATTCAAATACACCTAGACCTATTGTATGGTTGGCACCAGAAATATTATATAATAATATATTTAGTGAAAAAAGTGATGTTTGGAGTTTTGGAATATTATTATATGAAATAGAAATATTAGGCGAGTTTCCATTTTATAAAAACTTAGATGGAACAGATTTTATTATTAATAAAGATAATATACAGTTATTTAAAAAAATGTTAGTTATTGATAAAATAAGACATAAACCTTTAAATAATACACCTAAATATATTAAAAAAATAATGAAATTATGCTGGAAATTAAAAGTTAATGAAAGACCTTCCTTTAAAGAAATAAAAGAAACATTAAAATTAGAATTTAAAAAAAAAAAAAATAATTCTAAGAAAATAAAAACTGGTTCAAATAAAAAAATAAAAAGTTCTAAGAAAAAATCTTTGCGTAATTAATTATTTATTATTTTATTTTTATATATTAAGATGATAACTGCTGACGATCAACTTGAGTTTTTTAGAAATTATTATTCATATGATGTTATACAATTTCTAAATAAATTAAAAGAAAAATATAATCATTTAAATTTATTAAATAATACATCTACAGAAACAACAAATGATTTTGTAGAATTATTAGCTGAAAATATAGATTTAAAAAAAATGTATTTACAACATTTAAAATCTTAGATTAATATATAAAATGGTTAAGAAAACTAATAAAAAACTTAGAGGAGGAATGGTAAGGTCTGGTTCAGTTCAACATTTTAGAAGAGGTAAAAGTAAATCTGTTTTAAAACGTAAACTTAGTGGAGGTATGGTAAGGTCTGGATCAGTTCAACATTTTAGAAGGGGTAAGGCAAAATCTGTTTTAAAACGTAAATCAAAAAAGTCTGTAAAACGTTTAAGACTAAAAAAACATTAATTAATTTTTAAAAATAATTATTAAAATTGATTTTTATTTATATTATTTTAATTTAATATTAAAATGATAACAGAAATGTCAGGAATTTTAGAAGATTGGGGAATTGATTTTATGTCAGAAAATCACACTAAATCTATTTGTGGAGAAATATATAATTCAAAAGAATTTCATGATGGAAAATTAATATATACAAGTAGAATTGATAATATTTTTATCCAAAATAATTATTTATCTAATGAATTAGATGTTAAATCATTACTTATTGTTAAAACAATAAATAATTCTAAATATATTTTAGGAACAATATCGAGTCAATTTAAAGAGTATATTAACTTTTTAATAAATAAAAATAAATTATGTAAAAATACTTATTCATTAGAAACAAACCAAGGTATTATTAAATGTATTAATTTCTATTTAAAACAATAATTAGATAATTACTATATAAACATATAACTATAATTATTATAATATGAATGAGTTTGATGGGACTAATATTATATTAGATAAAGAAGTAATAGAAATTATAGATAATGAGAAACATGTAATATTTTACAGAAAAGATGAAAATGGGAAAATATATAAACATACAAAAGTATATAAACTTGAAAAAAATGTAATAAAAGTCCCAAAAAAAGTAGCTGAAAGAAGAACATGGAAAAAATTTGGTGTATCAAAAGAATTACCACCAGGACCAGATACAGCATCAACAAATCGTGTATTTGATGAAGTTTTTTTTGAATTTACTAATAATAATAAAATAGTTGATGATAAGGATGATAATACAGGATTATTTGGAAATAATAATAAAAATGTAGTGACATGTAAACATTGTGGAGGAAACCATTGGTCTATGAAATGTAAACATAAATCTGAAAAACTTAAACCAAATGATAATAAACCTATATCTAATAATGGTAAATATGTTCCTAAATTTAAAAGAAATGGTGAAAAACCTATAGATAAAAATATAAATACAATACGTATATCTAATATTTCAGATAATGCGGATGAACAAGATATAAGAGATTTATTTTATAATTATGGAAGAATTACTAGATTATATTATAATCAAAAAGGATTTGCTTTTTTAACATATTCAGAAAAAAATGCGTGTGAAAAAGCAATAGAAAATGTAAATGGTCATCCATATGATTATTTGATTTTAAGTGTAGAAATGGCAGAATCAAAAATTTAATTATTATAATATATTATAATAATATAATGAATAATAAAAGCAAAAAAATTAAGAAATTTAAAAAAAAAATAAGTTCGTATATTCTAAAAAAAGGTGACATATGTTGCGAAGATGATTTTGATAGGAAAAAACTAATAGATCAAATATTTAACGTATATAAGGAAATATCTCCAACTGACTATTTAGATACAATAAATAATGATATTATACTATTCATTGGATATTTTATTGACCTAAAAAAATCAAACGATAAAAAAGGTATAAATTTATGGAAAGAAATGAATGCACAAATGCCACTTACTAAAAATAAAAAACAAGATGAAAAAAATATTAGAGAATTATTATTTTCATTGCCATTATTTTATTTACTATCATTTTTAGGAATGGGAAATTATAATAATAATAACTTAAAAACATATTAATTATAATTTAATAATATATGAACGATTTAAAAACTGGCGATTTAATTTTTTTTACTGGACATACACATGGATGGTTAAAATATTTTTCATCTTTAATAGAATATACTACTCATTCTAATTATAGTCATATTGGAATGATTATTAAAGATCCCACATTTATATCTCCATGCTTAAAAGGAACATATGTCTGGGAATCTGGTTGGGAAGGAGAATATGATCCACAAGATAATAAAATTAAACTAGGTGTCCAAATAACACCATTAAAAGAAATTTTAGAAAACTTTAGTAATTCTAAAGCTATTATAAGAAAAATAAATTGTCCACCTCTCACATTTACAAATGAAAAACTTAGAAAAATTCATGATATTGTTTATGATAAACCATATGATGTTATTCCAAAAGATTGGATACAGGCTTTTTTTAGAAAAGATGGAGAACCACAAAAAACGGATAGATTTTGGTGTAGTGCTTTAGTTGGATATATTTATACAAAATGTGGTATACTTAAATCTGATACTGACTGGTCTATTTTAAGACCGTCTGATTTTTCATTAGATGGTCAACTATTAAATTTAAATGATGGATATAAGTTATCAAATACAGAAATTAGAATTCAATAATTTATTCATATATTTCGTGATTATTTACATCATATACTAAATTATGATGTGTTTCTTGTTTCCAATTATAATTTAAACATTTTTTTTTATTTAAAAAATAATCAATAATACACGAGGTATAATAGATAGTATATATTAATATAATAATACTATTACTAATTATATTATATAAATAGCATAACCAAACTATATTATTATTTATTTTACATGTATAAACTATATTTTCAATATTCCATATACTATATGAAAATATACTAATAGTTGTAAATGTTCCTATAAATTTTAGATTTTTAATAGTTAAAAAATTAACTATACTATTTAATAATATCATAAATGAAATAAAACCAATATTTTCACAATTTAATGTATTTATAATAGAAGTATTGGTGTCTAAATTATGTAAATAATATGAAAAAAGAATAGTACTTAATATAAATATTAAACAATTTATAAAATATAATAAATATTCATAAAATTTTAATTCCATGTTAAATTATAGTATCTATTATGTCTTAAACTATTTTTATTAAATAATTACATCATTAAAGATTTAAAATGATGTTTCTGGACGTGTTTTTAACCATTTTTTAATTGATTCTAAATCACTAACATGATTAATTAGTTTTACTAGTTTAGGACTATGTTGTGTAGAATTCATAGCGCCATCTTTATTATCAAAGAATTGTGTTATAAAATTATATAAAACTACATCAGCTAGAGATAACCTTGTTCCTACAGAAAATAATTCATGTTCTTTACATAAAATATTATCAAGTAATTTTAATTTTTCTGGGAGAGTTTCATTAAACCATTTTTCCATTCCTTTTTCTTTTTCGTCATCTTTTAATTTTCTAACTGATTGATAAGCATCCTTAAAATCACGAACATATTCGCAAATACCATCAATACGGCCCGCATCAAGATCATTATCTCCAAACATATTGTATTTTTTAGCTAAAAATCTTTCAACTGATTTAGATTGAGGAATGACATGACCGTCTATTTCTAAAAATGGTAGTTTATTCAAAGATCCCAATAATTTATTATTTTCTTTATCTTTTAAAAATTCAACACGTTCCATATCATGTGTAGCCCAATCATTTATTTTTAATGGATATCTGAAATCCTCATAATCTACACTATTTACTGCTAATAAGAGTCTAGAAGTTTCGGCAAGGCCACGAGCATTAAAATAAACAAGTTTCATTATATATTTATTATTTATTTTTTTAAATAAATATTAACGCATAAATTTAAAAAATACTAATATTATATGAATTATAAAATATTAGGATCTGGCGGATATGGTATTGTAATATCACCTCCATTAAAAATACATAAATCTAAAAAAAAAAAATTATGTTAGTAAAATAATACAAAAAAAAAAAAAAAATAAAAAAAAA